TGTTTCTGTCATACCTAGGTAATCTGCCCACTTCTTACAGGACCGGCCAAATGCACGGGCCGTGATGCCGTCAACGGACCCGATGTTCTGGAACAGGTCGATGCACGCGGGCGGCGGTTTCGGAGGTTGCGTTTGCGTCGTTTGGACGCCCCCACAATTAACGACGGCGGTCAGTAGCGCCACAAATGGAAGTACCTTAGCCACCGCCTACCCCCAGAATCGTAATTGCCTTGGTGGTTACCTCGTGCGCCGCATCTACCGCAATGTCGCCCGTCACCTCGTGTACCACATCAAGGTTGACATCGGCTTCGATTTGTATGACTGGCGGGTCACCTGACCACGAATGCTCGACCTCATAGATGCACGAGGTTAGTGTAAGTGCAAGTAGGATAAGGTATTCTGGTCGCATGGTGCCTCCGGCCTGTTACTATTGTAACGGCTGGAAGGCAAGATGTAATCCTTACTGCAGCCCGTCGTTCTCCCAATCGCGGATAACGGGCTCACCGACGTAGCCGTTGGTGTGCTTACCTTTCCACCAAAGGGGGTAGTGATAGCCGCTGTTTAAGTACGCAGTCAGCCACCACTGGTCAGACGGGCCTTTTCTGAAGGCGTGCCATGCATAGAATTCCTCGTCACGATGGGCGTAGCTGAATGCAGCATCATCATGCGCTGGGATCTGGACTCGCATGTCTCGATTGTGCGACGAGAATCCAAGCATACTGTAGCCATGCGGACTGACCGTTGGTTGCATGCTGCGTTCAATCCACGTGGACCAAATACTCAGCGACCCGCCAACCACAAGATTGCGCCCAACCATCTCAAATGCATCCGTAGCAGGAGGGTCGCCCTCAATGTAGACGCCCAGCAGTGTGGAGTAGGCCGCTTGGCTATCGTGACGCCGGTACACGCCGTGACCATCCTGCACGCCACCAAGGTGGATGTTCCCAAGGAATGAGCTGTCCCACGTGTGAACGACGTTGTTGCGCGTCTCAAGGTTCGCGAAATACCCAGCGTTGCTGTCCCCACCCTCAATCCAGATGCCGATGTTATTGTTGTACACCTGCCCGATGTTGAGAATGGCGTTGTTGGCATTCGTGCCACGGCCATAAGTCCCCCATACCATGATGCCAACATCCCAGCGGGTGACATACACGTTCTTCATGCGCACACCGTGGTTCTCGATGCGCAATCCGACACTAGTGGCCGTCGTGGGGTCAATCTCCTCTTCTAACCCGCTGTAGTGGGTGGGGCCGATAAGGCGAAGGTTTTCGATGGTGCTCCAGTTAGCCGACTGTTGCAGGAACTCCAACCCGTGGCCGTGGATAGTGTGCCCATTGCCTCGGATGATGACTGGTCGCGTGCACTCAATCGGTGCAGTTGGGTACAAGTCCTCCGTGACCTCGACCACCAGTTGCCACCGGTCAGGGTCGCTGGTGTCGTTACATGCAGCCTCGAACGCCTCCGCCGGTGTTGGCGGTGTGGACATATCGGCATCACTGCCCATGTCGCCAGACGCACCCTGTGCGCTCGCATAGGTCCGCGTCGGGTCAAACTCGATCCAGCCACAGCCAGTCAAGAACAGAAACACAAAAATCATGTATCGCATTGGATGTCTCCAGATAGTGCGTGTCATCGGTTATCCGTGGCAATGCTGCCTGTGTATGTCCCGTCTAGGACAACGAACTCACCGAGCGGCGTGGTTTCCGTTGCGTAGTCATATTTTTGGAAAACGCAATCGTGAAACACAACCTCAAACGAACCCAGTCCGGCGGGGTCTGGCGTGCTGACGATTTCCACCGTGCCGGTTTCAAAAAGTAGCGCGTAGTCGCCACTTGCAAACGTGTCATCGTCGTTGTGGTAGCCGGATTCAAACTGCACCACCGTAACACCCGCCGAAAAAGCGGTGGCTGGCGTGTACGTGCCCGGCACCGCACGGTCGGCATAGATATAGAGTTGATAATACTCAAAATCCGTCGCGCCCGTGTAGTCAGTCAGTGCCGTGCCGTCGGCGTTGCAGTATGGGTAGATGATGTAATAATCATCGGTCGGAGAGTTGAACGCCTCAATTGTATTTTCGCTGGCCGTTAGGTCCGCAACAGTCGTCGCACGTGGGGCCACGCCCTGATTGGCGACTGTGTGACAATCAAGGTCACTCAATGCAGCATCCCACACGTCAAATGCATCGAAATCGCCGATGTAGTCAGACACCCCGAAAATTGCTACGCGCCCTAGCTCGCCCTCTAGCGTGGCTGTGGCATCGGTGAATGACGTGCTGATGGATGTATCCTCATCGATGTAAGCGCCATCAACCCACAACCGGATTGCATCCTCGGACTGGTCGTACTTGCACACGATATCGTGCCACTCACCATCACGCAGGTCCGTAGAACCCTGCGCAGTATCAGCGCTGGACAGTTGGAACCGCGCCTGTCCATTTTGCAGACTGAGCAGTGCATACTCGCTGGATGCGCGGTGGTACGCAAAAAACCCAACGAGTGACCCTGCCGTGCTGTCGGTACGAAACCGCACATGCCACGTGAACGAATCAGTGGACAGGTTGACGCCGTACACGTCGCTCGGCGTCTGCGCATGGTCTGCCGCGTTGGGCAGATTAACCGCCGTGATAGACTGGTCACTGCCACTGATTTGCACCGGCGAGCCTGACCAAGTGGCGTCAAAATCGTTGCCGCTGCGGTCGGTCAGCGTGCCGCCCGATGGGTCCTCCGCAAAATCATAGGTTGCCACCAGATTGGTACCGTAGTTGCTGAGTATGGTCTGATACCACGGTGTGAACGATGTGCCGTTTAGTACGGCAACACCGGCCTCACTAAGCGCGGTGTTGAACACAGTCGGCAATTCGATTAGCCCGTCGAGTGTGCCTACGCCGATAACGTTAGGGGCACGCATAAACTGCAAGGCTGTCGGCGTTGTGGGGCTGAGGCCCGTCGCCGTCAAAGTAGTTTCTTGAACACCATCAACCCACACATCCAACGTAAGCGCTGACGCATCCCACCTGACAACAAGATTATGCCACCCAGTACCGTTGCCAGCATTGGCGATGGTGTGCGTCTTGAGTACGGTTCCGTCATACACGCGAACAAGCAGGTCGGTTCCGTTGGTGAATGTCGCGATATAATGCGTCGACGATGATGAAAGAGCGAAAATGCCATCAAGTCCTGATGCTGCCTGAGCGTTGTAGGAAACTGCGATTGTTACATCATCCGTGCTGTAATCAACAATCGCGTCATCTGCAACAATGTATTGAGTGGTCCCGTTACCCTCGACGCTGTACACCGCCATCGAGTTGTTAGCCGTCTGCATCAACGTCGGCCCGCCGGTATATGTGCCGTGGTTCTCGTTGCCACTAACGTCAATCGCCTGCGCTCCTGCCGTATCCCACAATGGCGCGTGAAACACGCAGCTGGTGTCCAGTCCGTTCGCCTCGATGACCTCTTTGTAGTAGTGGCCCGTGCTGGGTACAACTCCGCCTCCCTGTTGTGCAATGTCGTAGACCTCAGCAGCAGTCAGGACACTATCAACATGTACAAAACCCGCATATTCGCCGGGGGCATAACTGCCAGCGGCTCCTGTACTTATGTGACTCAAGGCCCCGTCAGAACTTCCGCTTGTCGTGTTCGTGGCCGTGATGGATTTCGTCGAATACAGAACGCCATTTTCGTAAAAATCGACCTCGTTGTCCGAATTGCGGACTACCACAATGTGCAACGCTTCGGACCCGTCAGAAATTGAGCGCGCGGTACGGCCGCTGCTGGCGCTGTATGTGTAACCAATCAGGTTCGATGAGTAATTTATCGTCGGCAGGTTGGTGCCCACCGATAGCATGAATCCGGTAGACGTTCCGCCGTCACGCTTGAATGGAATGATGAATGTGTGACTTGGACCGCTTGCAGGGTATGGGCTAATTGACGCTGCGTCAAAACTGCCGTTGTCGGCGGGTACGTCTAGGACATTTGGCCCCCACCCACTCAGCAAATCTAGCGTCCCAGCCTGTACCGCTGCGTTGTTTTCGATGGTAAAATCGTGCTCGTTGCCGCTGCTATCGCTGCCGTCAACGTCAAACCCCAACAGAATCAGCGGCGCATAGGTGTCGCGCAGGTATTCGAGCAGGCCGCCGCCGCCGCCGGACGAACTCCGCTTTCCACGGTTTCGGTACCGCCCCTCAATAATTCGATTGATGTCGCGTCTCATCCGCGCCCCCTATTAAGCTGGTGGGCCGAAGTACGCCACCGTAGCTGCAACCGCCGTCGTCCCATCAACTGAGTTCAACTGCCAAACACTGTCACCAGCGGCGCAGTATGGAATAACCGTCTGAGCGCCAGCAGCGCACCGGTACCCAGCATCATCATCAGTTTCGTCAACGGACTGAAGCACCACATCAACGCTGCCGGAGTTGTAGACAACAATGTCAACATTCGGCGCAGTTGTGCTGCCCTTGTTGCTGCCCGGTGAAAGGGCTTGTGGGGTTGCCCCGGAAATTGCTTCCGAGCCTAGATGTAATACACTGTCACGTGCTGCCATAGTTTCTAATCCTTGCAAGGTACTGGGATATCCCCAATCCGTCCATGTAACGCAAAACCCTTATGGCATATTCGCCGTGGGGAGCCGCCATTCTGTAATCATTGCTGCAATTAGCCGGTCAGTTCCATCTTCCGCGTTGGCCTGCTCTGCTTTAGCGTCGTAAAACCATTCCACGGGCTGCTGCGAACCCACGGCAACGGATGTCATCCCATGCGCCCACCGATACGTGTCATCATCTCCGCAGTCCGCGGTAATGGCCCATGTTCTAGAGTGGCACCGGGCACGTAAAGTGACGTTTTTGCCAAACGCATGTAGGATAGCAACATACTCACCACTATCATCTTTTTTGACCGGCACCATACAATCCATGACGGTGTCGAGGTCGAGCGATGACGTAACAAAATTATCCTGTGTGTACGACGCATTCGCGGGCTGGAAGTAGTCGCCCGCAGTATCCCCGAGGTAGCAGAAGCCTACCGAGCAGTTAACCATCTCCGCGTACATCCATTGGGTATTGTGCGCCAGACTTTTCTGGTGCGTGTTGCGGATGCGGTAGTTCCGGAGCATCTCCTCTTGGATGCGCTTCAGTGCATCGCGCGAAAGCGGATTGTCTCTATCGATTGCCATTCTTAGTACTCCGTGACCACTGACATGCCGCAGATTACCGCCGTAAAATTACCTTGCGGGGCTGCTGGGTTGTAGGTGTCGGACTCCGCGGAAAAGGATGCTTTGATTCGCAACAAGTGAGGTTGGCGGTCGGTATCGCTACTGTATACAGCGCTTTCGTCGAGTTCGGGCAGTTCGACGCGCACCAAACTGATACCCCCCATCAACTGCCTGATGTCTCCCGAAGTCAGCACCTTGACTCGACCGAGCCCACCCAATGTCTGCTCCCTGAAGAAGTTCAGAAAACTGTCGCTATTTGGCACCATTGATTTGATGGAGAAGTTTTCTGCCACCGCCTCCCTTTTAGGGCTTAGGGATGCTGGGTCACCTCCAGAATCTATCTCCATTAGCTCAAGCTCAAAATCCATAGAAATGGTTTCAAGACCATCTGAGATGACACGCTTCGGCCCGCGTAGGCCGGATGTTATATCGTTGCTCAAACCTGCGACAAACATGTATGCAACCACCTTCCGATGCTTCAGGTGTGCTTGAATAGGCACATAAGTTTCGAAGGGGTCGACATTGTCGGTTGTCGCATACCCATTCGTCACATCGTAACTCGCGATGCCGAAAACGTCGTGCCGCTGGTCTGCTGCCGTGTAGTTATCTGTCGACCTTGGGAAACCAGCGAACAAAATTCGGCGGCGTCGGAACAAAATATCGTCCGCCACAGTCTGCTGGAGGGCCGTGGAAGACTTTGTTGCCCGCCCTGCACGTATGATGTCGTCCGGAGCACTCGAAAGCCTGCTGGGAGCAGATGAGGACTCCTTGACCAGTTGGCAGGTGATTGCACGTACTTCTAGGAACGGAAATTCTTGGATGCCCCAACGGTCAGCTAGGCTGTCCGAATCAAAGACGCCGAGTGGCGGGAATACTCCGAAAGCTCTGTTGCCCGTACCACTAAAAACCTTGTCCTCGTAGGCAACAACATTTCGAAAGATAGTCGTATCATCCGAGGCATCATACCCGACGAACATGTTGCTATCGAGGTCTTGGGTGTAGGGTGCTAGGGTGGTCCACTTCTCCGCAGCATCCTTCACCCAATCGAGGGTGGCTACCTCGTTGTCGGTGAGAATGGGAATCGCGGGTTGGTCATCATCCGTGAACGCGTCTAGTTGACTTGGAAGGTAGCCGTCCAACTCGGAGCACACCCAGATTTGCAGTGCGCCGAAGTAGCGCGTCGACACAGGCTGCAGGTCCAACGTAACCGTCTCCCAGCCGAATGTAGAGGACCCCGTAACTGTCGCGACAACTTGATTGTAGTCCCCCTGCGGCGCGGGATTCAGCCCAAACCCAGCACATACCTTCATGTCCGCCGTCCCTTGCTCCGAGTAGGCGCGGCAGTTCAGGTGGACTTTGATTTGTGTGTCGCCCGGCTCTTGGATGAAAGGGACCGCCGCAATACAGTGCCAGTCCCCCGGCGTCGCGTATTTGTGTCCCCGGTCCCCGGTCGTATCCGACCCGCTGGTCACAACTGGCAGCGAGATGGAGAAAGAGTTCTCTAGCTCGTCCCAAATCGCCCGCTGCTGCTCCTGAACAATGTCCAAGACCAGTGTGTCGTATGGTTCGTCCGCGTCGAAAAAATCGTCGTCGAAGCTCTCAAAATCTGCCATCTAGTCTCCCTATACGTAGATGTCGCCATCGTCACCGTCGTCGAAAACTTCGAACTGGTCGGCCACGTAGGCGTAGGTGTCGTTGTATGTCTCGCCTTCACTATCCGTACGCGGTGCAAGGCGGAAGTAGTCGCCCTCGACAGGGGAAGGTGATACCGTGGCATCAAACGTAATCTTGAATGAAGTGGAGTCAATTGATGCGACAGTATCTACAGTGTGCGTCGATTGTCGCCCTCCGGCTCGCGTGAAATGTGTCAACGTCGTCAATCCACTGGTGAAATCTGCGAACATGTCCGCGCCGTTGAAATCCTTCAGAAAAGCAATCTCAGTTCCAGACAATGCCTGCTTGACTTCATAAGCTGGCGCAATGCGCTTCGGGTTTTTGACCAACGTTTCATTGATGCCAAGGATTGACACATTAACCGTGTGGTCCTCGAAATTTCTCGAAATCTCGTCGATGATTCCATAGACTTCTAATGTGGTTGCAACCTCGCCATCGCGGCTAATATAGTACCCATCCATGTCATATTCTGACGGGTTCACATCGAAGAAGACCTTTGCCCCCGCATACAAATCAAGCGCGGGCGAACCCCCTTGGATGACCGCTTGGTAGCGCGAAATCGGCCGCGCCTTCCAGTCTAGTAGTGCCTTTGCAAAAATCTGCCGCGGGCCGAAGTCAGTCCCAGCCCCGCCATTCAGTGCGGTCACATCAAATGTGATATCGGGGTCGACAGGTTCGGGGTCCCACCATGATGTCGACCTTGGCCGGTCCCGCGCGACAATCTCACCTTTCTTATCCCACCAAGGTTGCCCGTACTCGACCTTGACTGAGTTGATGACGTCGTCCCAGCCGAAGTCTTGGTCCTCCGACAGTGCAACAATGCGGTCGCTGGAGATGGTAATCAGCGATGGGTCATCGGGCAGGATAGGCTCAAAGACTGACGCGGAGATTTGGCCGGTTGCATTATGGTGCGGATAGAGCCAAAATGGGCGCAGGACCTTATCACGGAATTCACTGGCAGAATAATCTTTACCGCCCCAGCCGAAAAACAACATGTCGATGGACATCGAATCCGGGTAGTCGTCCCGGATATCCTTCAAACCCTGTCGATCCACCCACTGCGATGGGATACCCAAGCCGTGCGGGTAAGCCCAATCGTCGTAGCTGGTGAAGGACGAGTGAGTATTAGTACCCAGCCCGGTCGACATTAGGTGGTGCTCCCATGCCGTAATAGGGTGCAAATCAGTAGCAGCACCGACATAGGTACCTGAGCCGTCAACGATGCTTTCACCAAGCGCCAACAATTCGTAGTAGAAATCCTGCGTGGTTAGGTTGCCGCGCTCGCGGACATCGTAATTAGACTCTAGGTCGGGGACCGGCGCATTTGAAATAATCGCGGACTGCGCGTACCCCGAAGACGTCAGGTCGATGGCGTTGAAGACGTACTCAGCAGCATCATTGGCGGTAGAGACAACATAGGTACATGGGACCGGCGCATTGCCAATCTGCATGACGACTTCGTTGACGGGCGATGCCTCCTGTACAATCGGCCCCCACTCGACAGAAAAATCGTCGGCGGTCAGCGAACCTTGGAAGCCTCGCCAAGCTGGCTGAAAATTCAAATAGCGCCCCTGCCCATCCGCACCGAGCGGGCGCTTATTGAGTTTGCGCTCGTTGAACAGTGACCACACGTCGCGGATAGTGACCTTGAGTCCACTACCAAGGTTGACCTGCTCGGGACGGGCTTCGAAAATGCCATACTGCCGCACCACGACACTATCGCCATTGAACTCGACAATCTGGCACTCCCTGCCGACCATGCGTGGTTTGGTGTACACGCGATTATCATAACCCGACACAGGTGAGGGAGGGGCACCTGTGCCGGGTGTTGCACTGTGCGCTCGTGCCCTAGAGCCGAATGCGCCACGCGTGCAAGCAAAAGTCTGAGTTTTGTTAGGGGCAGAACTTGAGGACAGCGAATCTAGGATGATAGTTTCGTCTTCGATGTAGACGATGTCTCCGGCTGAAAATGCCGCCCCGTCCCTAGAAAACAACACAATGCTACCACTAGCGCCCGATGTAGCCGATGATAGGCTGTCAGCCAATAGCCCCTGAGCTTCGATGACCCGCGAGCCGAAAAGGCTGACAACGTCCAACGTTTCGCCGGTCGGCCCATCCAATCCCGCCAGCGGCGCGGCCATGACGAACGATGTCGACCCTCGCTGCACCTGCCCGGTGATTGGATTAATTTGGGTTGATAGTGAATCTGAACTGTCCGCAAGTCCGAGGAAGTTCAGGTATGCGTTTGCGCCGGAAACGGTTGCGTCCCCTGCATAAATACAAGCTGGGGTCGTAGGGTAGGTGGAGTCCCCAATGCCAATTAGTACGATTCCGTAGTAAATTGAAGACATTAGGTTGTGTCCACGGTTGAAGAGGATTTGATGATTGCTCTAAATTCAATGTCCCAATCGTCCCAACCCATGTCCATCAAACGAGACGAAATCATGGATTCAAAATCGGTAATATGACCGACATCACTGACCACCATTGTGTCGTACGCCGTATTGGTCGAAGACCAATCATCTGGGTCTATGGTCGCGAAATAGAAATCATCCCCATCGAGAATCACTTCGTCCCAGAAATGTTCGAAAGTATTGTTGGTATCCGAAGCGGATGCAAGGCCCGCCCGCGTGCGGAAGTTACTATCGTTCGCCGCCTCTTTGCGCACGAATGCAGCAGGGGCAACAATCCACTTGAAGTTCCTGCATGGGATTTTCTTTCGCACCCGTGGAGCAACAACCGTGCTTTGAGAAACCGTGATACCGGCGGATACCTTTTGATAGCTTCGCCAGTCGTGAGCCATTCGGTCTGGCAGCATGAAGCAGCCGTCGTAGAACCTTGGGAACGTGTACTCACCGCTCGTTGTATTCTCCGTACCTCCACCACCTAGGTAGGCTCCTGCACCCGCGACGGTAATTGACCCCGCGATCGCATCGCTCCACCGCACCTCGACGCCCGCAGCGTTGTTGTCCACCAATTTGAATCGGCGGGCACGCAAACCTCCGACGGCGTCGTCGACCGCATCAATCTCAGTAATCTCAAAGTCTACGGTTCCGCCGCCGAGGATTCCGTTAATCGCTGTATTGATGCCGCTGTAGAAAAATACTGGTAGTGAGGCATTCGGTACACCCGAAAGCATGTTGCGGGTTGTGCCGGTCGACAGCAGGATTTGCCCTGCGGATGTCCAACCTCCTCCGTTGTCATACTCCAAGGTGAATCCCATCCCCTCGGTATTCAACTCCCAGAAAAGTGCAGGTACATCAGTCATTAGAATCCTCCCCGACGCGAGCCACGACCCATATACTGTGTACGAGCAGCATCCCTATCGCGGTTTCGATACTCTAGCGGGTCGCCACCGTAGTAGTTATACACCTGACTCCGTGCCTCATTCTGCCACAATCCGGCGGCTTTAAGTGCTGCCTCGATGGCTTCCTGCGTGCGGGCCTTCTCAGCCTCCGCACGTGAACTACCCTCTGTTCCTGTGGGCGCACTAAACGTAGACTTCGCATTCCCTGAAATCAACATTGTTGCTAAGGAACCGGCCATCAGCGTACCCGCCTTGATTGCAGCAGCCTGCATGCCCGGAGTTAAGATTGCTCCAATAAGCAAAACGCTGTTCAACGCAAACTGCGCTATCGCCATTTGTCGACGAGAGGCACCGAACATTTTCGCAGCCTGCATGGCCGTCTGACCCATCGCACCGACAACATCCAAAGCAAGTTGCCCGCGCGCGATTGCCTCATCTGCTGGACCTTTTGCATCTGCCATCGCCTTGTTGTAGTCGATGACGGAATTACCCATGTCGCGGCCAACGTCGGTCAGCGCTTTCATGGCTTCCAGTTGCCGTTCCAACTGCGCGTTGTGTCGCTCGGCAAGCGCAACCCGTTTTTCTTCCATGGACATGTACTGGTAGGCTAGGTCGAAGTTCTTCCGTTGCACCTCGTCGCCCACAGCGGACGCATCGAAGCCGCTGGAGTCGATGCCGTTGAGCATCTGCTTGATTGACCGAAGACGAATCTCCGCGATTTCTTTCTGACGGGCCAATTCTATGTCTAGGTTCTCTTTTTTCATCTTCGCGAGGGCCTCTTCGAGGTCCATTACCGCTTCGATGTCGTCATATGCATTTTTCCACGACCATTCAAGAATGTCTCCGAGTTCCTTGAAGTTCTCCTTCTCTGCCTTCAACTCTTCAGCTATACTTTTGGCCTTATCTTTAAGGTATATCGAAGGTTGTTCGCCGTCCCAAACCTTCTTTTTCGTGAAGGGCGGCTTAACGTCTTTAAATTCGTCCGCTGCTTTCACGGCTTCGAGAGTATCTTTTTTCAGCCGTTGCATGCTGTCGCGAAGGTATTCAATACTTCCCCTATATTTTTCAACTCCCTTGGATGCGCTATTATCAAATTTCTCGTTTTTCAGGGCGTGCATGGAGCTTGCAGCAAATTTGACTGCTGCCGCACCCGTGGAATCCAGCCCTTTTTGGAAGTCCTCTAGTACTTCCACGCCACCATAGATGCCGCTAACCAACTTATCCAGCCCCTGAGCCTTCATCGCAGCTACAGGAGTATTCCTTACAATCCAGTCAGCAATCTCCTTCATCATGCCTTTGAAGATGCCAACCACACCCTGAGCAGCAGCGGTCCACAGGCCGATGAACATGGTGACCGGAATTGAGATGATGCGCCCGACGAACTTCATAATCGCCCAAACGGTCTTACCGAAAATCTCGAAGACTGCAATGACGTCGGTTATTGCGAGCACAAAACCAAGGAATCCTTCGACGGCATCCGCAGTAAAGATGATCAAGTCGTACTTCAACTGGTTGACTTCATCTCCAGCTAGGCCAAAAGACTTACCTATTTCAACAAACAGATTCTTGAATAGTAGCCCCGGACCCATCAGGATATCTGCAATCGTCGCCTTGAAGATATTCAGCTTCGACGTAAATGATTGCAGCATCTGGTCTGCAAGTTTGTGTGCATCGGTGTAGTTTTCGAGGTATTCGGTATAGTCCCGAAGAGCTTTCGATCCCGCACCCAGCAACGGAAGCAAACCCTGCATACCGCGTTTACCAAGGACGTATCCAAGGTCGATGCCAGAAATCTGAGTCCTTTCAATATCTTCTAGGATGCCCGCCAAATCTTTCTTCAGGTTGCCTTTGGCATCGTAGATGTCCATGCCAGCAGTAACCAGAATCTTGCGCTTCGATTTATTCGCCTGCTGGAAATTTGACAAGACGTTTCGCAGTGCGGTACCGCCCATCTCACCTTGGATACCGGCATCTGCGAGGAAACCAAGCGCAGCGGAAGTTTGCGTCAGACTGAGTTTCAATTCACGCGCGTACATCGACACATACTTCATACCATCCCCGAGCATTCGCAGGTTGGTATTTGAGTTCGTCATCGTACCGACGAGGGTATTTAAAGTCTTGGTTACTTCTCCCGCTTCAAGCCCAAAGCCGGTCATGATGTTGGTCATGATATCCCCAGCAGCGGCGTAATCCATCTGCCCGATGGTCGCCATTGCCATGATATCATCCGTCATGGTGAGGACTTCATTGACATCGTTGCCTGCCATACCGACGAATGCCATGGCTTTCGCAACATCTTTGTGCTGCACACCATACTTCTTCGCCATATCGCTGGCTTTCTTGTACATTGAAGCTTGGCGGTCTACTCCACCATTGGTCACCGAGATGGCGCGCGCCATTTCATGCTCAAACTCGGCAAAGGTTCGCGACGAAGCCACGGCAAAGGCCGCAAGGGCTGCGGTCGCCGCAACGATTGCCATACCAATGGCTTGGAGGGCCGCAGTAGCCACGTGTGCACCACGCGCCATGGTGCCGAACGTTACCCCAACCTTCTGAACCTTTTCTTGGAGGCGACCGGCGTTACGTACGCCGAAGGACATTTCCTTGGTAGCCAAGCGCATATTGCGCATGAAGCTGCCAACCTTCAGTCCCAGTTTAAGATTTACGCCGCCTACTGTCGATGCCATCTACTTGCCGTGGTAGTTTGTCTTCCGGGGAGCCATACCCGAGGACGTTCCTTTCCCTTTAACATTCGCGGCGGCTTTCTTATGCGCCTTCTCTTCTTGTTCTACTTCCCAGTTCAGGAAGTGTATCCAGCCTAGAAACTCTTCGACTGGCATGTCGTCAACACAAGAGATACGCGAGATTGGCATTCCGAGGGTCTTTCCTACGTGGAAGGTTGCTCGGAAGCTGGAGTCGTTTCGGATTCGTTTCCCACTTCCCGATCAGCTTCTTCAGCGTTGAAAATCTCCGAGACGTGCTTCGACAACTCCGCAAACCAGCCAGCAAATGGCATGTTTTCGAGTGCCGGGTAGTCCGTCACGTTGAAGATTGCTTCCCCATTATCGGGGTTTTTGCAAAGCAGAATCACGCCCCAGATAGCCATCTTCATGGCATCCATTTCGCCGTCCTCACCAAGCGAGCGGTTGGCAATCTGACCCCACACCTTCATGGTAGGGGATTCGACGCGCACCGGTACATTCTCGCCGTTGTCGAGTTCGATGACGTAGTCTTTGCGATTTACAACAGGGGGTGCAGCAAGCAATGCTGCTTTCAAACTAGCGGTATCCATGATATCTCCCTAAGAATGGATGGTTACATTTCGCTAAAATATCCTGCGCCCTCTACGGGGTGCAGTTGCCATGTGAGTGACCCGTCCGTCAGTTCTTGGACACTGATTTCCTTGCCACCATTGGTGAATTGTACAAACGCACGGAACGTGGTGTCGTCGCCAAGTTCGACGGACAACACCCAGTATTGGTTCGCGGTCGCGTTCTCAAAAAGCTCTTCACGGAGGGATTCAGACCCGAAAGTAACTTCGTTGCCCGCCTCCAAGTGTCCGATGTCGCCCGATGCAGTGTACAGACCCATCAGGTATCGAAACGTTGCCTCACCATCCGATGCATCAGGCTGGAAACATGTTCGGTCGAGTGGGGCACGTTCAAGATTGATGGATGCCGACCGCGCGCACGAGAATTCAATCCGTGGAAGGTAGTTAGCCGTCACCGTCACCGCACCTGATGGCGCGGATGAGAAGATGATACGGCCAAACAGGTAGTCGACAGTGAAGTTCGATGCACTAACGGGCGAGCCGCCATCAAAGACCGACACAGAATTTGCGGGGTCGATGACACGCTTCACGGCGTTAGTAATCTGATAGACGTCGCTTCCGAGGTCCGTAGTGGCCTCAGTCGTCATAGCCGTGGAGGTTCCAGTAAGCTCGACGCGGGCCTTATGTCCGGCAATTGCCGCCATGCTGGCCTCCTATTAGCTAGTTGGACCAGCCGCTGGTGCGCCGTTGAACTGGCAGTCGACCGAAAGGTTGACGCGCTCTTGGACGCCAATCTCGCGATTGAAGTTTGTGACGACGGTCTTAACCTGCGTCGTACCGTCCGAAATCGTCCCCGTCCAAGCGACGCAAATCCAGCAAACCGCAGCCGAGCTGCCATCGAAGGCACTTCGCAGTTCGTCTTGCCCGCTGTCCGAAGAGTCATAGAAGCCCGAAAGGCCGACCGTACCGTTCTTCAGACCAAGGAAGTACTCCATGGCACCCGAAGTCGATTTGAAGTCGGTCTTGTCGAGCGACATGCGCTCTTCGTTGAACGAAATGGAGTCGATTCCACCAATCTCAGTATACGACGAAATCTCGTTTGACGCAGGGGCACTGTCCGTGTCTGCGGCGAAATACGCGTATACTTTTACCTCATGTCCTGCTTGTGCAGCCATTACAATTCCTTCTCGTAGCCAACCTCAAAGGTGAACGACCACATGTGGAAGTCATCTTTAGACGTTGAAATATATGTGGGTGCCGCCGTTAGCGGCTTACACCAGACAAACCTTGAACCCGAATCAGTGATTAAAAATTCGCTCAAATCCATCGTATCGTAAATTTCGTGAGCAAAATCCGCGCCAGATGCAAAATTATCTCGCTCGTAGCGGACACGTACTTCGATGAAAGCTTGACGAAACTGCTCATTCTGCCCCATGTAAGGGCGTGGCAAAAAGCCGCTTGACAGGTACGCAAAGACGCAGTTGGTGGGGATATAGTCGCCCACCATACGCACCGGGCCGGTGAATAAGTTGGTGCCCAGTGTCAGCGACCCCATCTGCGAGGCTAGGTGCGTCGCAAAGTCTGTAGATACACTAGACATCAATCATCCCATTGCGCCCGATTTTCAGACGGGCTTGGCGCTGCGCGCGTTTCGAAATATGTGCGGTCCAATCCGGGGCATGAGCAACCATCGCATTCCACAGGTACTTTGCTTCACCGGTGGGATGGTAGACATCCTCGCGTTCGTGGACTGCCATTGCGTAGTTGACTGAAAAGCCGATGGTGTACGGAGCTTTCCCACTCTTTGCCTTTCGCGGAGCTTCGTAGAACACACTGTTGCGCAGTGCTCCTGTATCTACTGGCGCACGACGCACCGCGTCCTGTGCAACCTTGGCAATTAGATCCTTGGTAGCCTCATCGACTGAGTCGAGTAACTGGTCTTCAAGCTTGTTGAAAAGCCGGGCCAACTTATTTTGTGCGCGTCCAAGGCCCACTAGAACTCCAAGATGGTATGCGAAAAAACGCCGTTGACGTCTTTAACAGGTCGGCAGATGTAAACATTGCGCCCTTCGGACGCGTCGGATTCGTCGTCTTCTGGGAGCCAGACGATACCTTCCCAGTTTGGGGCGAGTTCTTCGTTGATTGCGACTTTGGTGAATAGGTCGCGTTGTTGTCCGTCGAAGAAGGTTTTGTTCCAAACGTCACGTTCAATTCGAGCGATAACTTGCCTAGCCGCACCGTAAGTTGGGTCACCACTGTTGTTTTTCCCGGTCAGGTCCGCCAGATAGACGGACTCCTTCATCATGTTATCCCAAAGACCCATTACGACTGCACCACCCGCTTATACTTTTTCAAGAATCGTGCCAAGTTCTCTTCGCCGTAGTTGTTCTCGAACCAGATAGCTGCCTCAAGCAAGTGTTGGCGTTTGATTCGTGGATTCGCGCCCTTGTTGCGATAGTAGTCCGTCGTCAACATGATGCAGGCGTGTTGTAGGTCGGCGGGCAGCGTTGCCGCGCCCGTTGCGGACTGCTCCGGCGTCTCATACCCACCCGCGTAGGTGCAGGTGTATCGTTTTTTGTAGCCGTCCTGCCTCAGGTCACCGGTCACCCCGCGACGCCGCCAAGCCATGTCCCCGCCGACATCTTCGAAGTAGACCGCACCTGATTCCGCGTCTTCGAGCAGGTAGTCCGTGTTCAAAGTCAGTGTGTACTGACCCTCGCTGTCGACAATTGAAGTCAACTCTTTGACGGGCGTCAGCGGCAGGTGTTGCCGCACTTCCCCTTTGAAGGCAAACTTGTACGTCGCGGCCGACTGATACCAGAACGTGCGGTTGCAGTAGTTGTCGATGTAACGGGATGCTGCTTTGATAAGCCGTTCAAGATAGTCGTCATCGCCGGACCCGGAAATCCCGAGTTCGGCCTTGACATCGGCTAAGGTGCAGTACTCTTGTTCGGTCAGTGCCATCGGTAACCTCGGGGGTTACTCTTCTTCGTCGGCACTCGCGAGGCGTTCGAGAAGAGTTTCCTCTTTCATCAGGTGGTAGCCGCGGATACCTGCATCCTTGGCTTTTTCTCGCAGATTATCGAGCGTTTCAGGCTCGCCAATCTCAGCAGGCAAGGCCGGAGGTGGGGTTTCAAAATCCGCCTCCGAGTCCTTGTCTGCCTTACCGTCCGCCCCGAACGTATCTTCAGATTCAAGAGGGCGTAAAACTGCGAAGCCTCGACGGACAAGCATGTCCGCAAAATTGGCTTCGAGCGTAGCAAGGTCGCCACGCATATATTTTTGATAGCTGCGATTAAAATAAACGCGCTTTGTAGGTCGCTTGGGCATCGTAACCCCTCCCTAGGGTCGATTAAGCAGTAAGCGTAGGATCGACGTAACCGTCTTTGTCGTACGCCACCGAGCCAGTACCCATCTCGCCTGCCTTGACAGGAACCGAGTTGGGGTGTACGCGCCACGTTGCCGAAGCAACAACCGAGGACACCGTAGGTGCGCCCGTTCCAGCCACGCACGTCACCGAGCAGTTGACGTAGCGGTCAGCCGCATTCAACTTCACAGGCAACACCGCCACAAACTCAGCCGAGGAGTTGTCGTCCACGACGATGTTGAATTCCTTCGTCTTGAAGGTAGCGTGACCACTACCCGCAGTGTCGGAATCCGTAATCGTCAGCGTGAGGTCGATTTCGTCGTTTGCTGCACCACCCGTAAGAGCCGCCACACCCGTAACCACCAACTCCACATGCTGCAGGTTATGCGGCTTGAAGTCGTTGCGGTCGAGTTCTGCGCCCGTCTTAGCGGTTGCGATGCTCGCATTTGAGAAGCAAAGCAGTGCGGCGCTTTGAGAAGCTGCGTCGTACCGTCCTGCGTATCCGTTAGCCATGATTCTATCCTTGTAGGGTTAATCCCTAGTCAATCAACCTTACAGGTTGTTCCAATCCACTGCGGTAATTACCGAAGCGGCTTCTGGGTACATCAAGTGAATGGTGCTTCGACCGATGATTCGCATGACGTATTGGTCACGCGAGAAGGCCGACACCAAGGTGCCCGAGGCATTTTTGTAGGATGCGTCACGAGACGTATCCAGCGTCATGCCTTGAGAGTCAACAATCATCAACTCGTTGCGATGGACGTAGTAAACTTCGCCTTCATCGCCCGCACCCAGATTGTCTGGGATTGCGTTGGTGACGAACACTGGAGCACCGAAGAGGCGTCCAGCCTGAATCTCAGCGAAGAATGGAGCCATCGTCAAATCAGTGGTCAGAATCTTCATCAGACCCGACTTGATAGCCGCATTGAGAATCCAAGCGCCTTCACCCGAGTGATTGTCAATCTGCGGCTGCATGACTGCATCAATCAAGTCGGCGCGGATTTCCTGTACCGTCGAGGTCGAACCAGCTTGCTTCCGGTCATTGACGTGGTCGGTGTTGATTTGGTAGCGAAGACCCATGGGCTGCTTCGCGGTACCCGTTCCGCGGATAAGCGTCGCGTTCTCTTTGAGCGCGTATGCTCGGCGAAGCTGGTCCGCCATCAATCCGCCGACGTTGACACCGTCGTTGATAAGTTCATTCGATGCAACCAACAGACCGGTGAGCTTTTTCGGCTCAATTCGGTCTTCACCCATCTCGAAATCGGTGATGGTAAGGTCTTCGGCCTCATCCATGTAGAATGCGGTTGCATTCGCGATCTCTTTCGGGATGCTGGTAGCGCCCGAGCGCAAGGTAAGGTTCCGTCCGGCGACCTGTCGAATCACGACCGCGTCGTCTTTGAGTTCCTTCAGCCCGTTGAAGATTTCATCGGGGATCGTCACACCAAGCGAGCCGAAGTCGGATGCAAGGAGCGACTTTTCGAGTCGCCGGGCTTGCCCGAGATTCTTCGCAATGGCGAGCGCCTTCTCTTTACCGTGCGCGTTCTCGCGTCCGCCTTTCATGACGGCTTCGAGGTACTGCTCGGTAAGCTGCTTTCGGTCTTGAGGGCTGAGAATCTCGCCGTCCACAACCGCATGTCCGGTCGTGTTTTTGCGATTTGCCTGCTCAAGATAAGCGTCTTCGTTGAGTGCGCGACCTTCTTCGATGGCCTTCGCGACCTTCTCCATGGACTTCTCGACAGTATCAGCGAAAGCCTCGCCAATAGCCGTTCCATGTTCACGCAACAGAGGGGTCAGCGTCTTCAGCGCTTGGTCAACTGCCGACTTGTCCACCTTTTCGGGGATGTTGACAACGCTTTCAGTCCCGTCCTCGTTAATAACCTTAGCTTTCTCAGCCATCAGATAATTCCTTCTTCATCCTTGCTTGCAGATTTGCAAGTTCGGTTTCGGTAAAAAGTTGGGCACTGTCAGGTGCCGGTAACGTCGTTTTTGACACTTGACAGCCGGACTTTATTTCGGTAGAGGCCGAATTTTTTTCCTTTTCGTCAAGTTTCGGTACAATGAAAAGTTCACTGTATTTCTTACATCGCCTGTACATATCGATGTACTGCAGGCGAAGTTTATCGTTTGATACCAAGTCCTTCTGAAGCAACTCGTCGGCCCACTTCGACGCTTCTTCGACGTCGATTCCTGCCGCTTTTGCCATTTCGAACGCCTTCACATCGATGACCCGTGCATTTCGGTTTGCACCGATGGTGACATTTGAGAACTCCAAAAGCTCCCACTGCTTGATGTCGAAGGACCACATTCCGCTCTTTTCGGTCCGCTTCTCGTTAATCTCGGCGTCGATGACGTCGAAACCAATCGAAGTGTCGGTCATGAACCCGCCTTTGTAGAGGTCGTAGACCAATCCGGCGAACTCGTAGACGTCGCGGGGTACGAATTGCTGCACCGCCTTCACCTGACCATCATGCTGCCAAACTTTGACAGCTTTTCCGACCGGCGGCATCTCGTGCTGGTGGTTGAATAGGACCACACCGTTGTAGTGCGACTTATTCATGCCATCCGGCGACACAATATCGTTGTGGCGGTCCACCGAACCATCCGAAATCACGAACGACGCAAAGTTGTACTCGCTTTCGAGTCCCTGAAGGGATTTTGCCTGCTCGTCTAGGATTTGCGGGGCCGCGTGTTTTACTGAATGCCAATCCGCCATGTCTTATCCTGTGCTGCCTCCGCATCATCCTCGCGCTCACTATCGTCGCGCTCGCTGTTGCCGGGGTCATTGGTACCGATATTCGCTGATGGGGAGTACAATTCGTCGCCGCCCTCAATTGGGGGCAGGTTCTGCAACTGCCTGTACTCGTTGATGGTCCGCGTCTCCGGTGCCACTTTCAGCACCTTGACGTGGAACTCTTTGTCTTCAGGGACGGGGTTTTCGTGGTCAAGGATGACGTCCCGCGCGCCATGGTTAACAAAATCCGGGACAACCTTGAATTGCAGTACGTACCAAATCTTCCGAATCAGCGGCACCACTTGGTGCTTCTCAAAGAAGTATTCGCTGGCTTCGATGGTGGTACGATTGGAGTTTTCGACGATGCCGAGCATCTCCGGGGGAAATCCGATTGCTTGAATGACGTTATTCCGCTGCGTCTTGCGCAACTCGACCATCTCCAAGTCGTTGAACGACGAGGTTAGGTGGTGAATGTTCAGGTCGCCAGAATAAAAATGGGTAGCATGAGCACGGTCCGCTCCCCGTGTGCTATTGTGCCATGTGGCCTTAGCTCTCTCTACCTCTTCCTGTGACGCATCCTGCACGCCAATAAGCAAGTCGGGGCGCGCCCCGTTGTGGAAGAAGCTTAACATATGTCGCGAGGCTTCCTCGTCGATGTCGATTTCATGCGATAGCGCCTGTCCGACACCGACACCGCGCCCGTAGGGCTGGTGCAAAGAGGGAGTCTTGATATGGAAGACGTCACTTTCTGGCACTTGTTCAGCAATGTTCTCCACCTGATGCAGTCGATAGAAGGGTTCGCGCACGCTGGGCGTCTGTAGCACCCAATGTGGCGGGACCGGCCAAAGTTCAGCGATTTTGCCACTTTCGGAGCGCTCTACGACCCAAAATACCTCACCAGTGACCAGCAAAATGGCCAATGTGACGTACATGAACTGCATTTTGTCCATGGTTGGGTTCGGACTTTCGAGCAGCGCGAGGACTTCGTGGTCGATTTCAACGATTTCTTTGGCATCCAAAAGGGCTTCGATGGCCTTCTGGCGCTGGTTAGATTTGCCTAATTTCCATGCTCGGCGGGCACGTTTGCGCCTCTCCGGGGCATATGCCATCCAAGTCAGGTTCGCGGCCTCTTCGCAGGTGCGACGCACCACGGCAGATAGCCACGGATTCTGGTCCACGGCGATAAGAAGCTCTTCGTATTCGCGCCGCCGGTAGTTGTACGACGTCGAACTCGATTCGAGGACACGCCTGATACGCCCGCTGACGCCCGCAAAGGCCTTTCTAAACCAATTCCACATAGTCACGCAAAAGCAAAGCCGCCGGTACGTGCAATGAATGGCAGCGCACCCGAAACGGCATCAATCTGGTCTTTCAACCCCGCAGGGTACGTTTCAATTTCATTCATCAACTCTTTGTTGAAGGGAGCCTTGCGTACAAACATGCGCCCTTGCTCGGCTTTCTGCGCTAGTGGTGTGGCTCGCGTGAACTTGTCGCCGGTCGGCCGGTCCCCATCAAAATTCACGCCAACAATCTCGCGTGCGAAGTCATCGATGACGATTTTCCCGGTTGCACCCGGCTCTTGCTCCATCCGAACCTTGTAGGTACTGGAGTTGCACTGTCCACTCCAGTGGTTTAGGTCATACTCGATGGTGTCAAACACCAAATTTCGCACCGCGACGGGGTTGTATTGCTTCCGAATCACGTCCAAAATGTAGATATTTCCGGTGATTTTATCCTTCGCAAGCAGCGCCCCGCAGGTAAAACAGGCTCGCCTATCCGTCTCTTTTTCGGTCGCAGCGAGGTCCCAGTAGCGACAAAACTGCGTCAAATTGGCGAAAGGTATCTCCGATTCGTCGACAATCTTGAACCAGTCCTTGTTCAGCAGCAAATCATCGTCGGAAATGTCCCAATTCCCGTGCAGCAGTCTTTCCCTGTCAACAAGTGCCATGGATTCGAGGTTTTCTAGGTACTCGGGGTTTAGCTCCATCAGAATCTTGTTGTCCGACAATCGGCTGGAGATGAACGTGACCGACTTCAGGTTGCGGGACGGATTACGCTCCTTCCACTCCGCATAATAGGCGGGCGTCATCCACTCCAAGTGGTCGCCGGTCCGCAGCATGTAGCGAATCTCGCCGGATTCCGCCGCAAGGGGATTCATCCGCCTGAAACTCGAATCCACCCACGGCGCAATGAACTTTTTCACCCAACTTTTCCCGTCTGGGTTGGTGGTGCACCTCACCTGTGGCCGCACCCCGGCGGTCGAGCGGTTACGCGACATCAGGTACCAGAACTGGCTCTCCTCGAAGTGCGTCAATTCGTCCCATCCGATGCGCGCGTACTGTGCCCCTTGGTGCTCCAGCTTCGACTTTTCGTGCTGCATGTGCGTCAGCTTGATTTCCGCACCGGATGGGAACACCCAGCGGAAGTCCTTTGTCTGCGGCTTGGCCCCCAAAAGTGGGTAGAGCTTCATCGACTCATCCCAAAGACCGCCACCCGCTGCAATCTGCGGATAGGACCGGCGGAAAATAACCGCGCGGTACTGCGGATTGTTCACATGGCGGGCCATGTCCAGCAGCAGGCCGAAGGATTTTCCGCCACCGGCAGCACCCCCGTACACAACAATGTCGGCGGGCGAGGACAAAAATTCCGTCTGCGGGCCGGGTTGGGGTCGGATAGGTTCGCTCATTCGTCGTCCAAGTCAATGGCCGTGACTGCCACGGGCAGGGGCTTTTGTTCGGGCATGTAGATAACCGAGTTGTTCACCACGGCCTGCTGCCCCTTACCTTTCTGCTCGCCTTCGTCGTCCTCCTGCCCCCACTCTTCTGGGAAGCGTCGCGTCAAGATAGTCTTTGCTGCTGTGCTGGTCTGGCGGGACCCGTGCAGGTGGAAGTCAATTAGCTCGCTCTCCAAGTCAATCTCGGCTTCGACCAACCGCTGAAAGAACTGCGCGCATTGCGCGTTGCCATCCAGCGCGTTGTTGAACCATTTCTCAAGCGTCCCCTGCGACACGCCCAAGCGCGCTGCGGCCCTGTGAAGGCGTAAGCCCCGCTTAATGAGTTCGGTAAATCGGTCGGCTAGGTCATAGGGCGGCTCTTCAAGGTGGGCGTAGCCAACAAAAAGCTCGTCTTTACGCGACATCAACATGTCCGTAAACCGACCCGTGGGTAGTTTCTTCGTCATATTTGCTCCCTGCAAGCAGGTGCATGGAGCACCCGCATGACACCAAACACGTTTATAGGCGAAATTTTTCCCTTGACGGGGCGGGTAGAGGTATGTCAAAGTGCTTACACCTAGTCAAAAAGGAGAAAGCAAATGACCGGTAAACCAGAAATCACAAACCAAGAAATCGTCGACAGTGTCTTCGCGCACCTGTATGAGCAGGGCGAGCGAAGCATGACCCGTAGCGCTACATATGGGTGTGCCTACCGCGGAAGAGGTGGAGCAAAATGTGCCGTGGGGTGCCTGATTCCAGATGAGAACTACTATCGTAGTCTTGAAGGTCTGTCAGTGCTGAATCATTTGATTCAAGACGCGCTACCCTTCCGTGTTACAAAAGAGCAGCAAAATCTGCTAAGGGTGCTTCAATGTATGCACGACTCAACATTTAACTGGCATCCAAAGAAGGGTTTCTGTCCAAGAGCTGACTGGACAGGAGATATTGCATCCAGTTTCAACGTAACCATTCCACCTGCACCGGAGAAAGCAAATGACTAAGAAAGTAACCTACAAAGAAGTTCTCGCAGGCCAACTCAAAGTTGGGGACAAGTTTAAACTTTGGTGGCGTCAGCCTGAGCCTGAATTCTGGGAAATTGTCGAGCCACATCCAGCGGATACCAACGACGGTGTCTTCTATCTCACGGAAAATGGTAGAGTATTTCGGATGGGTAAGCAGGCTTTGTGTGTGGTCGAGGAAGAGGGTGCAATGGTACCCATCGATTCACTAAAGCAGTTCGACATTTTTTGTTTTTTCTCGAACTCAGATTTTGAAAATCCACCCCGCAGATTTTTAGGTTATGCCAAACAGGGGCATGCTTACTACTGCCGATTGGGTGGTGACCCTCATGTATATTATACAAACAGGGACACCCCAGTTAAACGCCTAGAACCATAAGCCGACTTTCTATAAATTATGAGGGGGCAAATGACTTATACTGGGTTTTTTGCCCCCCAAAAAATTTTTCCTGCGCCCCGCCCCGTATAGTGGGAAAGGTTTTTGACATGGTAAAAATACCTCAAAAAATATATTTTTCGGCCGCCCGTATAGTGGGAAAGGTTTTTGACATGGTAAAAATACCCCAAAAAATATATTTTTCGACTGTCACGCGCCCTCCAACCCACCGAACAGGCAAATCGCAAGGATACCCCCCTAGCGCCCACCACACGCCGCCCACACGCCACGTACACACCTAACCCTAACCCTCAATCATACCAGCAAAGAAGTAGCGTAGTGTGCTACTCAGCCGTGCACCCTATAGTGTCAGAAGTTGGCATTATATCAGGCCCAAAATAGATTTCGAATTGGTTGGTTGACCAACAAAGAAGCACCCGCCCGAGGATGAAAAAAGACCCACCAGTCGGATGACAATGACAGCGGTGGGGTGTGGTAGGGTGCCAGAATATGACATTGATGACATATCCTGACATGTGTGACATCTATGCCACACTACCTTGCGGGGCTGTTAACTAGCGGTTAATGGCGCTTGAAACCATTGCAACGAAGTAAATGATAAAGAGCGCAAGTGCAACCTTGCCGAATACGGTGAATAGGTCGTACCAGTCTTGCAGTCTCATAGATTCGCCTGTACTACAAACCCACTACTATCAGCCTTTGCATCCCCTTTCGCCTTCAACCCTACAACTACGCCACTAGGGTCTAGAAAGCGCAGGTCTGTCTCATCGCCGTTGACTACCGGCTTTCCTTGCCATGTATTAGGTAGTTTGTTGAAAACCACTGCCACGTTATGGCCTTGCTCTAATACCTGACGGACTGCGTCATCATTAGATTCACTACGCGAAAATGTTAGATGCCAATTGTCCGGCAAGCGCTTGAATCGAAGGGGATTTTTTGTGTATCCATAGAATTGAATATTCGGGAACAATTCCGCGAGCGTTGTTTTTTCTACGCCGTTTTCTGGCACGAATTTAATACGTTCCCATGATACATCTGACGTACCATTCAGGCGCACAACGGGCGTTAATCCCTCGCGTTTTGCCTTGCGTTTGAGTCGATAGATATCGCGCACTAACGCCTGCATGAATTCCTGTCGGTGATTCATAAACTCGCGCGTTTTGCGGATTCTCGCTTGGTTGATGCTCGAAAACATAACTGCGCGGCCTGCAGTGTATAGACATGAGTCAGTGCACCCCTTAGAGCGTTTCGGGCACATATCACCCACACCCGCCTGCGTTGCGGGCGCAAGGTACAGAATGCCGGTTAGATAGCCTTTCTTCTGCCCTTTGATGGTCTTAGCATCTGCAGCGATTGAAAGAAGTTTCGTTGTCTTAATATTGTCGAATTTTGTCATTGTTCTACTCATTTTCGTATTGTGGAAAGGTCGTTCCGACCATGCCAGATTGTGACACAATAGTCCATTTTTTGGCCGCGTATCCTTCATCGATTAGGCCTTGAATTGTGTCCGTTGCGCAAGTTTTGCAGCACCTAACGAAACGTGAATCACGGTCATTATGGTGAATGATGAGAAGGTGCGCGCTATCAAAATAGAGCATGCCTTTGCGGTCGCAACCCTGACAAAAGATGCCACGTTTAACAGCGTCGCGAAGTACAATAATGTCACTCGCAATTTGTGCACCGTGTTTTTCTGCTAGTTCGAATATGTCGTGATTCTCAAACATGTTTCTATGCTCCTTTCGGTCCGAGTGGTTTCGCCTTTCGGCTGACAATTGATTGCACGCAAGCCGCGCCCAATTGATTCAAGTATTCTCGACTCCTTAGCCGTTGCTTATTGACGCCTGCGAATCGTACCGCGTAGCGTTTCGAACCGTGCCGAAAGATGGCGACGTTCCCATAAAATGCTGCAGTGACTGGTTTTACCTTGCCCGTTTTGACTAAGCTAGGTTGCGCCCAAAAAAGGGCGCTGTGGCACCCTAAGTAGTGTTCTGTCCTCATATCGCTACCCTCCAATTGTCAGTCACTTTGTAACCTTGCGCGCGCACTAGGTCCCGCGCGTGATTGACGTTAGTCGCGTGCACCCTAACCCACTTTCCGCAGACGGTTTGAATTTCGTATGGTGTTCTGATGCTGTTCATCTTATCAACCCTGTTCAATATCGTTTGCGAATTTACGAAGCTTCTCGGCTATATCCTCTCGGATTTCGTCTGATACCTCCTCTAAAAGTCGGTCCTTTGCGTATTCGTCAAAAATACGGCCATAGTTCTCAAAGCAGGCCTCAACTAAACGATAATCATCGCTGTTATACAAGGCTTTGATGACGTCATCGAATAGGTCACTAAGGTCAACGTATGTCAGTGTGTTCAGCATTTTCTGAAGATCTACCACTACACTTTCAGCGGTTACTTCTTTCACCAGTGTAGGTTGTACCTGTTCTGGTAGCTCGCCTAAAAAACGTCGGCGCGCCTGCGTATGTGCATCTACTACAACATCTCGGCATGCGAGAACAAAGTCTATTTCGTCTTGAATCGGTGCACCTAGGTCACGCAGCGGATTTAACTTGTCCAGCATACGATTGCATGCCGCGGTCATGCTAACAAAAGTTGTCCGTGATGCGTTGACTTCGCCGGTGAATTCACGAGTAATATTTGACTTCATAAGTTGAATGTTTGCCATGGTCTTATGCTCCGATGGTTGCGATTAGTGCGGTTAGTACGATAGTTGCAAAAGCGATTGATAGCATGTTAGTTTCCTATTTGGTTGCAAGTTCAAGGGCGAGTTTTGAGATTGCGAGAAACTCGCGCGGGTCTGTTGCCTGTTCAAGTTGTCGTCGCAGAAATTCTGCGTGGTATTTTTTCGACCAGTCAATTTCGAATTGGCGTTGTTCGACGCGGTCAAAGAGTTTTTCGTCGAGTTGAGTAGGGTCTTGAATCGTCTGGTCTTGTGTGTGCATTGTGTGTCCTTTGTTCGTTCAGTGTTTGCAGTCTGACACAGTCAAAACGTTTTGGCAATACTTTATTGTGCTTCATTTCGAAACATTCTGTTTTCTGATGGAAACAATCGACCTCGCACATTTCCAGGAAATTGCCGAAAGTTGGCACGCGTTTTGCTACGTGTGCGCGCACGCGTTTTAATAGGCAGAAAAACTTGGCACGGGTTTTGCTAGTATTTTTGTCTTTTATTGTGCACGACAAAAAACAGATTGTTTCCAAATAAAGCACAAAAAAGACTAGACAAATACCTTTTACTTAGGCAGACTAGTAGCACGTTCAACATAACAAAAGGATAGAGAACATGACTAACACAGAAATCCAGAAGCTTAAGAGACAGCACGCGAAATTGGAATCAGATATCAATGCAATGTTTGATTGCCCAGAACAAAACCCTGCACTATGGGAAACACAAACTGAATTAATGGAGCAAGCCGACGAAATTTGGGCGATTCTAGAAAAGCACGATGCTGTCCCTTCGTACGATAGTTATAAGGAGGACTTCAAATCAGATATTTAGAACAAAAAAAAGCGAGAAAAACGAAAATAATCCAAAAACCCGCTTGACGCGGCCTAGCCACCTATGATAGACTAGGGTACCCTCCAAGGCCCCTCCGGGCCCCCCACCAAAAAAATATCCTCCCTATTGGTATAGGCATTGGTATGCCAAATTCCCTCAGAAATTGGTGGGAAAAATCGCCGCGGCGGGCGGCGGGAGCATCCCGCGAAAGCGCGAAAATCCCCCAAATAAAAAATATTTACTGAGTAAATAATTTTCCGAACCTCCAAAAAAATTATTTTTTTTCTGAAATCAGAAATTTTTTAGTCGGCCAATTCCCACCAAAAACCCACTTTTTGTCATACTTTGTCATTCAACCAAATAATTTTTTTTCTTATATATTTCATATACTTATCTATACTTATCTTTACTAATGACAAAATGACAAATACCCCCTCCTATTAAGGTATAAAGAGATAGATTTATTAGATTTATTAGTAGTAAAAAAAAAAGTAAATAAATATTCCCTTAGAGAACTTTGCACCCCCCCCTACCTTTCCAGTCAGTCATTCCTACACCTATTTTTGCTAACGCGCTTCGCCGGATGCTCCTCCCCACATCCCGAAAGATGAAAACCAAAAACGATTTTCGATTTCGATTTTCGATTTTGATTTTCGATTTTGATTTTCGATTTCCAAAAATGAAAAACCCCGGCGGTGCATCCTGCTCCAGCGGGGTTCTTCTCCAATCAGCGACTCGGGAAGGAGTCTATCTTTAACGCGTGTGAGGTACCTCTTCCATCTACCCGCAAACGAAGACACTTCGTCGGCGGTTGCCCTTTCAACAATGGGCATTGTTATCAACGAGGGCGACAACCACTTTGGTCATCTCCAACCCTCATGCAACACCTTACTGGAAGTTTTCCCCCGCCGCAAGTTGTTTTCTTATGCACCGCACATCTTGACATGTGCCCGCCACCGCAGTAACCTGCCCACATCTTTAACGAACCTTCTAGAGGTATCTATGAACAACTACACCCTATTCGACAACCTGACGCACCTGACACAGTTCCACGACAAATGCGTCGTCCAATACGCCTCCGGGGCCATCAACCCCTTCGCCATCAACGGTTATGAGCGCCGCTGGCAAATCGAGCGCCACCTGAAAGGCGAAGAGCGTCGTGGTGCCTACTGCCCCAATTCCGATGGTGCTACCACTTTCGCCGTTATCGACATCGACGGTGGACCAGACCACGCGGTAGCCAACGAAGACCCTGAAGCAACCCTAGTCGACTACTGCCAGCGCCTCGAAGACCGCGACATCCAATACTATGCCTGCCAGTCACGCTCGCTACAGGGCTACCACATCTGGATTATCTTTGAGGCACCCGTCCACGCCTACGCCGTACGCACCCTACTGCGAGATATCCTGCACCCCAATGCGAAAAAACCACCCCAAGGCGTCGACCTCTTTCCCAAGCAGGACCGCGCAAAAGGCAAAGGCTACGGCAACTTCGTGTGGCTTCCCTACTTCGGAGGACAAGACACCACACTCGACGGGTCCCTCGACCACAGAAACACACCCGACATACTTACCCAGCATATGGGCACACCCACCACAAACGCGCCAGATGCCCCAGAATCGATTTCTTCACCGACAGGACGCTTCACCAATGTAGCATCCACCAACGCAAATCTGGGGTCACTCGCGCGCCCCATACCCCCACTACGGCCATTCGTCGAGATGATGCTACTCCACATCGACGCCACCGAATACCATCAGTGGTACACGGTGCTGCTGGCACTCTACGCCACCTACGGCAACGAGGCCCGCGAAGCCGCATTGGAGTGGTCCAAGTATGCCAACAACTTCGAACAACATGCCTTCGATGCGAAGTGGGAGGAATTCCAAACCTTCGACCGCGATACCATCGAAGTCCAAATCAATTCCATCATTCACCTTGCAAAGTCCCCGGACGACGGCAACCCGTGGGACTCCAGCAAGTGGGACGACTACTGCATCGAATACCTTGCAGAACAGCGCCGCATCACGGCCAACACAGCCGGTGCCGCCACAGACCCTGTAACCGGAGCAGAACTTGTGCAACCCGATGAAGCCGCAGACTTTGCCATCGCCGAAGCCATTATGGAACTTCTTGCAGACCACCCTGACATTAATGTCCTGTTTGCCGCAGGTAGGCAGTGGTACTACGAGGCCGACAAAGGTATATGGCGACCGATGGAAACCGGGGAATTCTACAGCCGATTCATCGCACCCTACCACGGGACATTCGCCAAGCCCTACTTCGACTCAAAAGGAAACGAGAAGTACCCGGAAATCAAGATTTCGGCCAGCATGACCAAGAACATTCGCGCATGCTTAGAGGACAAAGGCCTATCCTCCGCATCCCCGATGCCACCACGCACGCCGGGCGTATCCTTCCGAAACGGGTTTTTGAACGACGAAGGTGCACTGGAATCACACACGCCCGAACATTACTGCTTGGACTACAAGGACTTCGACTTCGACCACGCTGCCCGCAACGAGTTTTTCGAAGAGTGGTTGCGCGGCACCTTGGGCGACGACAACACCTACAAGATGATTCAGGAATTCGCGGGCGCGGCACTCTTCGGTCAGTGTACCAAACTTCAGAAAGGCCTGATGTTGTACGGGAAACCCGCGACGGGCAAAAGTCAGCTACTAAACATCTTTCGGCACTTCTTCGGCGACACGGCGACATCCATCGGCCCGCAGCACTTTGGTAAGGAATATCTGCGCGCGAAGCTGGTGGGTAAGAAAATCTCACTGGTCGAAGAGGTGCCACCATGGGCATTTCGCTCGACGATGTACATCAAGAACATCATCTCCGGCGGCGAAATCCAAGCCCGTGAGAAGTACGGGAAGGCATTCGAATTCATGAGTGAGGCGGGCCTGATGTTCACGGCCAACCAACTGCCCGACACCTACAACGTGGAGGATGGAATCTGGCGGCGCATCCTGATTGCGAAGTTCGACAATGTTGTCCCTGTAGAGGACCGGCGACCGAATTTCTTCGAGCACATCCAAGCGGGTGCACCCCCTAGTTGGTTTGCGGCATGGTGCGTACAAGGTTACATCCGCCTGCAACACCAGAAGTACCAAGTGACGCCCAATGCCCCCGGCGACGACGTGATGGAGGAGTGGAAGGAACACGCCGACCCGGTATTGGAATTTATGTCGGAATGCTTGGCCAAACCAGACGAGAGCGAGGGCGGATTCGCCAGCTATAAAGAGGTCCACGGCGAATACAAACGCTGGTGTAGAGAAACTGGTAATAATAGTTTGACAAGACGCCAACTAACCAGTAGACTCACAAATCTAGGATACAAAAGGTCACGGACATCAGACGCCCGCGGCTTTGAAATGAAGATACTGAGCCAACAATACTAGGAGTAGAAACCATGAAAATCGAGGAACCAAAAATGACGAAAATCGAAGTTGTACTGTCCACAATCGCGCAAGCCGCCATGCTCATCATGTTCGGCCTGTATCTAACCAGCTGCGGCATGATGGAGCCGGGCGACCCAACGGGCCGCGCAAGCACCGAAGTGTACCCGACCGAGGCAGCAGATTACTGCGCCCGCGGATACAAAGGTATTACCGATGGCGAGGTGTGCTTCCAAGGTGACTTGGTAGTGTGCGTCGACGGCGAACTCGACCGCGTGGTTGAAGGAGGATGCAATGAGTAAGTTCAAAGCAGGCGACAAGGTCCGGTGCATCGACGCGGACAATTCTCGGGGACTTGAAGAAGGTCAGACGTATGAAGTACTGGACACACTGGAGAGTATTGCTGGCAAGCATTGGGTGACGCTGAATACAAGAGTCAATTATCTAGCATACCGTTTCGAACTGGCCGAGGATGTCCCCAAGTTCAACGTGGGCGACAAGGTGCTGCCTTGGGGTGATGATGTTAAAGCGGCCCGAACGGTTCGCGACATCCATACAATGCCGGATGGCCGTCGCTACTGCATTCTCTATAACAATGACGACCCAGCCGCGTATCCGTGGATTACAGAGGAGGCAGACCTTGAACCGTATGAACCGCCTACGCAGGCACTGGGCGACCTCGAAGTAGGCGACCAATTCAAAATTGGACAATGGACGGTCACAAACACATTGGAGAATAAGGGAATTACATCCGATGGACGACCTTTCGTAATCTCCAGTCGTAGCACTGACATGCACTTGAAGGTACGATATGGGGATGAGTTGACCCGCGAAGTCAAAAAGGTCGAAGAGGGATGCGATGAATAACCTAGATTGGAAAGTCAATCGCGATGCGCAGACAAACCAAGCTACATCGTGGGAGGCGGGCAGCAGGCGATACATCCGCGGCGCGCACTACAACGTGCTGATGAACGGAAATGAGACAGAACTGGCACGGCTTGAACTCATTACCATGCGCCGTGACCATTCACTTACCGTGGATTTGCGATGGCCAAACTATGGAAACTGCCTTACGTCGCACGTAGTGTGCTTGGAGAACCTGTCAGACCTTTTGCTACCACTTAACCGCGAACGGCGAAGCACACCAACGATGCAGTTTAGGACGGTCTGCCCAGCATGTAACGGTAAAGGCAAGTACGTCGGATTCACAACCATCGAAGACCCGTGCAGTAAGTGTGGAGGGAGCGGACAATGAGTAACAAACGATACGCACTATTCGCGGGCGATAACTACTACCCGACTGGAGGCATCAGGGATCTGATTAACTTCTACGAGACAGTAGAAGAAGCCAAAGCGGAGGCAATGAGGGAAGCAAAGAACGTCTTCAGGTCTGTCTATATCTACGATTGGGCACACGTGTACGACATGGAGACGCGAGAGAAGGTGGCAGAAAGTTGGGTGGATTACACAGGAGAACTCAAATGGAGGTAAGTAAGAATTGGAAGTGGATGCCGGGGATGCTCACGGAGTATGAGGGTCGAGTGGTTGCCGTTGATGGACTCGCTATTCAGTGTACGAAAGCCGGTTTTGTGATGTGGTTTGGATCTCACGAAGTTGGCGAACCCGACTACACCGACCCCGCAACCGTGGGGTGCTTATTCGCGCAGTTCTGCGAACGCGCCGAAGACAGAGGTTGGGAAGGTGTTATTTTGCAGTCAGGCGGGGCGGTCAAATGGGAAGAGCTTGAGGGATTCGGGAAAGGCGGCCGGTGGGTAGAGAGATACGCTTTGGACATACAAGCCGCCCTTGACGCGGCAAAGGAAGATCAATGAGTTACATTCATGCAATACCACACAGCAAAGACCCAAAGGCTTTAGAGGCGCTAGACGCAACATTGAAGGACCTGCCGATGGGCGGCGCTCGCTTAGTGCGGGTGGCGGGGGATGTCGTAATTTTTGCCGATCAAAGCGTTGCGATGGTTTGCAGCAATGAGAGATTCATTGCCTTTGCGGTAGTTAACCAAGGTTATGTCAAATCCTTGGTAGCCCCCGACGCGGCAGGGGGCGACGATGACTAAGGTATATTTTGACTGCAACCACTGCGCAGGTGGCGCGGTAGAGGTCGAAACGAAGGCAAGGCAAGACCACGACCCCGAGTTGTTCGAGTTCTACGTAGATGAAGATGACGACGGCGTTTGCCTGCAATGCGGGGACCGATACACGGTGAACGTTACCGAGGACGGGGAAGCATACATTTCGTGGAACGGCGAAGACGCGGCAGGGGGCGACTAATGCTGTACATTAAAGCACTGGCAACCATCACCTACATCACCATCCGTAAACCACATTGGACGGCTTACGTAATTGCAAAACGACTGAAGAGTAAATACTGTGACTGACCTACCCAACCCGAACGGCATCGCCCCGCACCCAAGTTTCAAAGGCTTCACAAGGTGCAGCCCCTCACAACTGAAAACTTTCAGTGTCGCCAAGGCAGGTGGCTGCAAGCGCAAGTGGTGGTTCCAGAAAGTGGCCAAGATTCGCCCGCCCGTCGACCTACAGCGGCAACTGACATTCGACTACGGTACGGTGACGCATCAGCTGTTGGAAGACTACCTGCTGGGCGAAGATAGCGATTTAGGTGAATGGCCAGAAGATAGTAAAGAGGCATTCGACAGGCTATACATCAATAAGGCGCTGGGCGGCATGGAGGATACCCCCCTCACTTGTGGGTGGCTCTTGAAAATGGATAACTATCAAGCCGCCGCACTGCCGTATCTCGACAAAATCATGGAGAAGTATGGCACTGGCGCGCCCGTCGTCAAAAAAGCCCTCAGTCCCGACCAAGTCGAACATGAATTCTCATTCGACACGCCCGTTGGTGTGCAACTTGATGGCATCTCGGACGTCTTCCTGCCGCGGTTCGTTGTAGACCACAAAACCACGTCGAACTCACGATGGGCTATGAATGAGAATGCAGCCTCGCGGGACCCGCAAACTGTAGTTTACGTCAAGGCCAATCGACTGGTACACGGCGGAAACTCGACCAAGGTGAACTACAACTACATCCAGAAGCCGGGTAAATCCCTCCCACCCAAATGCTGGCAGGTACGACTCGAAGTCGGGTCGAAGCACAACGACCGTGAAATGGACAAGGTGTACCTGCAATTGGAAGACATGCTCGAAGTCGCGCAAATCGAGGACTGGCGCGAAGTTGAGATGGCACCCACAAAAAATCCCTGTAAAAGAGATTTTGGGGGTTGCGAATATTACGACATCTGTTACGCTTCAAACTCACTACCGAGTTTCACAACTGTGGAGAATACTGTGAACGCAAAAGAACGAATGAAAGCAGCACTGGCTGCGAAGAAAGCAAACAAAGAAAACCCGCCAAAACCTGAAGCTCCCGCGGAGCCTGTAGAAGACACCACGGAAGGTGCCACCGACACGCAGGCCACCAACTTCGACCCTGTAGAGGAAGCTATCGCGGTCTTTAAAGCGACCGGCGAGTCGCGGATGGACCTGCTAGAAACCCAAGAGCAGAAAAAAGCGTTCATTGCATGGCGCGCGGAGGATACAAGCCAAGACGGCATCAATCCACCCGATGCCCGCCCGAACCACCCGAACGAAGGAAACATCCTCGACGGCGAAGAAGTAGATGGTGTGGAGCTTTTGTCGCTTCCCACCAAGACGGAAGAGGCGCTGCGCGAGATGGGTTGTACAACCCTCGCCGACGTGGCGGCGGTCGTAACCGATGGCGACCGAAAGGCTGAGTTCCTTGACATGAAAGGGATGGGGCCATCAAAAATCGGGAAACTCGAAGAGGCGCTGGTGGAAGCCGGCTACGACTTGGATGGAACAAATTCAAATCCTTCTGATGGCAACAACGTTAATAGCCCTACTACCGATGCTCCACCAGACGTAACCCCGGAACCCCAAGAAACCGTCAGCGGTGCACCGGAGCCAAGCGCTGAACCTGCGCGTCCCGCTCCGTCCAAAACACCCGCCAAAAAAGACGCCGCTGACGGTCCGGTTTCACTGGAGAAGCATCTGATGTTGTTGATTTCCTGTCAACTGACCAAAGACGAAACAGGTCTGGACGTCATGCACGGCTATGAAATCATGAAGACCATCAACGACCACTACAAGAAGTCCGGCGGCGAAGAAGGCCACGTTGGGTCAATCCCTTACGGCGGGTCGAAGGGGTACATTGCTGAGATTTTGAACAAGTCGCTGGAAGCTGGTAAGTTTGGCGGCAAGACGATTTGCATCGACCGCTTTGAGTTCGGTGCAGACGTGATGATTCAGTGTTTCGCCCCATATGCAATACAGATTGTCAGGGGCATGTAGTCCGGACAGCCGGGAAAGACCGGCACTTTGGCCTCGATAGCATATTGGTAATGCGCTCGGTTGTGGTCCGGGAGAATACAGTTCGATTCTGTGCGAGAGCCCTATGTCAAAGAAAGAAGTACAACGCCTGCTTTCTCTACCTCGTCCGCGGGTTATCCCCGTCGACGAGCTTACGGACCTTCTGCGCATCGAGGGTACTGACCCGCCACCAAAGATGCCCCGCAGACTTAAACCCTCGCAGGCAGATGCCCTGTGGCAGGCAACCGTCAAGGCGGGCCTCTTTGCGCCGCTTGCGGTCGGAGCAGGTAAGACGCTGGTCGCCCTTTTGCTCCCAACACTTATTGACTGCGAGCGACCCCTAATCCTGACCCGCTCGGCACTGGTCCCACAAATGAAGCGGATGGCCAAAGAGTACTCGAAGTACTGGCACATACGCGACGACATCGAATTCTTTGCCTACCACTGGCTGTCCGAAGATAAGAATTACAACTACCTGTCCGACAACCAGTTCGACCTGATTGTGGCCGACGAGGCGCACAAGATTGCCAACACACATGGCTCGGATGCATCCGCCCGCGCATCGCGGGTCTATGACTACGTTGTTAACGAGCAACAAGGCGACTGCCTCTTCGCTGCAATGTCGGGCACTATGGCGGACAAGTCGGTCATCGAGTACTGGTCGCTCGCCTACATGGCCCTCGGAGAGGATGCACCGGTACCGCTGGAATATTATGACCAACGCGCGCTGGCAGCGGTGCTGGACATCACCGGGAAGAAGATACCCACCGCACAAGACTTTGCGCTGTGGATGGATTTGGCGACCGACGATGAATCCCTACCGCTGCAAAAGCGGCTGCGCAATGGGTACCGCCATATCCTGCGCAATACCCCCGGCGTCGCCGTCTCGGAAGATGCTTCCTGCAATGCCTCAATTGACCTGATTGCCGTCGACGGACTAGAGACGCCCAAGACTGTGGTCGATGCACTGAGTGACTTAGAGACGCTGTGGTCGACGCCCACGGGCGAGTACATCGAAGACATCATGCACAAGGTCAACTGGGAGTTGCGGCTAGCGTGCGGCTACTACTACGAAATTGATTGGCCGGGCGAGCCGGACTATGAGTGGATGGAGATTCGTTCGGAGTGGCTGAAATTTGTACACAGCCTGATTGGAACCCGCGACTTGGATTCCTACGCCCGTGCCCGAGACTACGTACGCGACAACCTATCGCACCTGCCCGTGTGGCAAGACTGGGTGCGGGTGCGCGACCGTTGGCCGAAGATTGGCCCGCCGCGAAAATCGGTGCTGATGTCGGACTACATTGTGCAGTTCGTCAAGGAATTCACCAAGGGCGACGATTGGCTGGTCTTCTACCGCGGACGTGCGATGGAAGAAATGCTATGGTCGGAAGGTTTCGAAGTCTATGGTGCAGGAACCGAACCCCGCGAAGACGGCTACGGTGTCCAGTGCCTCTCAATAGACGTACACAAAGAAGGCAGAAACCTACAAGCATGGAAAAAAATGCTCATCATCAATCCCCCACCATCTAACAAGGTGTGGGAGCAGGTCATTGGTCGAATCCATCGACAAGGACAGGAAGAAGACACCGTAGAAGTCTACTATCTGAGCCACCTGCCGATATTCCGAAACAACTTTAAGAAAGCCCTTGACAGGGCAGAACGTACCGAAGATACTGAGGGCATGGCACAGAAATTGTGTCTTGCATATCAGAAGTCACTTACAATCAAACCCAAATAACGGAGAAGAAAATGGGAAGATTTGACGGAAGCGCAAAAGCAACAGTACAAGGAAGCCGGTCGATGTATTTCCCAGAAGGGGAGCACGTCGTACAAGTCACGAAACTCTTTCAGGCAGACAGCGAGCGCAGCAGCGGTTGGTACGTGTGCTTGGAAGGGCGAGTGGTAGCATCCACCCGCGAGGACATCATTGGCCGGACCACGTCGCATGTCGTCAACTCCAAGCATGGGGATGATTTGATTGCTTCGATTTCGAAGTCAATGTGCGTCGCCCTCGGTGCAGATTTGGACAAGTTGTCCGACCCTGCTACCGCAGACGAATACCTGAACTCGTTGACGGATGTCGGCAAAAACGGACTGTCTGAGGAGTTCATGGTGGATGGCGAGGGCCTTCTGGTCCGCGTCAACTGCCTGAAAGTCGACGGCAAGAAGTACCTGAAGCACGTGTACTCTCCTGCGGAAGCAGAAGACTACGAGCTTCTGTAAAAGTTTAGCCTAGCAGGAGGTGGCGAAAATAACACCTGCAAGTCGAGATGCTGGTTGAACTCATACGGCAGGCTCGACTCGATTAGGCCGCGTAAGGCTAGCCCGCTCTAACGGGCGTCTGGGATACGGTGCGCGTGGCGGCAACGCGTTCGAGGTAGCTACTCGGATTACAGGTTCGAATCCTGTCGTTTCCCCTAAAATGGAGAAAATATGAAACTAGGAAGTATACAAATACGTAAAACCCACACCATCTGTCTTGAAAACAGTAAAGATGGGTACTTCGATTTTATAGTGTCTAAGTGGTCCTCGCCCGGTCTAGTGCTCATCGAATTAGAAGAGTGCAGCAAGAACGGACAGGAAGACACGCATATCTATGTGACGGCCTACGAGAAGGCCGAAGAAGATGCGTGGGAGCTTGAGAGTAACGAGTGGGGTTGTCCACTGGAGTATTGGAGTTACTCAGCGGAGCACTTCCTAAAACAACTCAACAAGTACTTTCCACCATCAAGGGCATATAGGTACCTCGATGAATGACCCATTACTGACGACCCGTTTCGAAGTCATTATCCATGACCACCGCGAAACACACAAGGTTTGGGTGTGGGCAACTAGCCACTCCGAAGCAGCGCTGACCGCAGCCGAGATGCATCCCCCCGAGCAGGGCGTACAGGCATTAGGCGGTAGGCGATACAAAACGTACACAATTACCCGCGAAATTGAAGTCAAGGAACTGACCAATGAAGACCCGCCCACCTAACACTCTCACCTTCGACATCGAAACGTTCCAGTTTCGCAAAGGCAACAAACTGCCGCGGGCGGTTGCCATAGCATTCAAAACCGGCAGGTTTTCTCCGGAGGTATGCTCCTTCTTCTATGACCGCGAATCCATCGAACGCAACATTCGACAGGGGTTGAAAGACGATACCTACATGTTCGTCAACCACAACCTCGCGTTCGATATGGCTATCTTGGCCAACGAGTTTCCCGACCTGCTGCCGCTGATTATCGAGAAGTACGAGAAAGGTCTGTGCCACTGCACCCAAGTCGATGAGAAGCTCTACAAAATTGCCATGGGGCGCTATCGCTTCGACGAAGTACGCAACATCCGACCGCGCTTCTCACTTGAAGAATTGGTCCGCGAGTATTTCAATAACGACATATCTCAGTGGAAGAAAGACCCCGAAGCTCCGCGCGCCAACTACCACACGGTTGCACACCTGCCGGTCAGTCAGTGGCCGGAGGCTTTCGTGACCTACGCGAAGTTGGATGTCAACTACGCCGAGCGTCTCTACGAGGTACAAACTGACCGCGACGACGAGCTAGCAGCCGATGGACAGCCGTGGTGCCCCTCACTTGAGGAATTCATCCTGCAGAACAAGTCTGCGTTCGATGCACAGGTAGTGTCCGCGACAGGCCTTCGGCGCGACCCGGAAGCCATCGACCGGCTGGAAGCCTACTACCAGTCCGAGATTGATGCAGCGATGCCTGAGCTTATCGAGGTCGGCGTCTACCGCAAAAAGAAAAATGGCGACTATGCCAAGTCGATGAAACGGTTGCAGGAACTGGTCGAAGAAGCATATGACGGCAACCCGCCGACCACCGAGAAGGGTAATATATCGACGTCCGCCGAGACACTGGCAGCGACCGACCACCCCACTCTAAACAAGTTCGCGGGCGTCGCATCGATTATGGCATCGATGAACAAGGACATCCCGTTGCTGCGCGACCATGTTGAGTACCCGCTGACCTATCGCGTCAACTCGTTGTTGATTACGGGTCGTTGGTCGACGTCGTCGCCGAACGTCCAGAACTTTCCGCGCGTCTCCGGCGTCCGGGAATGCTTCATCCCCCGCGAAGGTAGGGTCTTCTGCTCCGTCGACTATGATTCGCTGGAGGTCCGCGCATGGGCACGTGCCTGTATGGAAATCATCGGTTACTCGACGGCGCTGGAACGCTACTTGGAAGACCCGCACTGGGACCCCTATGTTGAGCACCTGACCTTCAGTCTCGGACTACCCTACCAAAAAATCTTGGCGGGCAAATCCGACACCTTCAAAAACGACCGAACCCGCGCAAAGCCTATCGTACTTGGTTGCCCCGGTGGCATGGGCGTGGACACGCTCATTGAATCCGCGAAGGGTTACGGCGTGAATTTCACATGGGAGGAGGCCAACCACGAGCGCGAAATCTGGCGCGAGTGCTTCCCTGAAGGTAAGGAACTACTCGACTGGGCATCCTACGTGTCGTCAACGCACGGCGTTGTTCGCCTCGATTGGGTTGGTGGTCGTGCCCGTGGCGGGTGCGGCTATTCGGAAACCGCAAACTACACCTTCCAAGGACCCGCATCCAACGGCGCAAAAGAGGCTGGTTGGGAGTTGCTTCGAGCCACACAAGACTCCAACAGCCCGCTCTACGGCAGCACCAAGCCGACCTTCGCGCACGACGAATGGATTATGGGGCACTACGAAGAGGTTGCGCACGAGGCTGCAATGGAGCAAGTCCGCATTATGACTGAGTGTATGGAGCGCACGCTAGAGGTGCCTATCACCTGCGAAGCGGCATTAATGCGAAGTTGGAGTAAAAAAGCCTTTCCAGCCTTCGATGAGTCTGGTAGATTGATTCCATTCGAGGATTATCTCGCAATACAAAAGGACGAAACATGAAATACAAAGACAACAAAAATGGCGAAGTTCAGGTCGAAATTGAGATTCCGGACCTTGAGGTTTTGGATGCGGAAGATTTGCGCATCTACATCCGAGGCGTCATCAAGGATTTTGAAACTGCTTATAACCGCTCACTCAGTATGTTGTGGAAGCAGACGAACGAAGCTTTGGAGTTGGCTTCCAAGGAAGCCAAATTCATACGCACGCCGAAAGACAAGGAGGTTTTCGCAGACTTGATTTCCGAACTGCGAGAGTTCGCACACCTAAATGGTATGCGGGTTATTGAGATGTCGACCCTACTGACCAACTTGGTCGACATCATCGAAGACAATACCTTCGAGACGATGGTGGCAGAAGAGACGGAATTCAACCTCGCAGAAATACTTCAGAAGATTAACCCAGACGATTTGAACTGATATGCGAACCCTTTCCATTGATGTCGGCACACGTACCACAGGTTGGGCGTACTTCGTCGACGATGAACTGAAGTACTTCGGATTCATCAAGCCGCGCGACTTTCGAAACGACGCTTCATGCGACGCGGAAGTCGCTTTTTTGCGTGCGCAGGACGTCTTTGATGCCTTGTGCGACTACAAGGTCGACGAGGTCATTTTGGAGCAGCCGCATCACCACCGCAACACACCGAACCACGAAAACATTCGGGTGCTGGTCCAGTTTACGCAGGCGCTCTACACCTTGTTCTATCTGGATGCTGCCAATGGAGCGAAGGTACATGCCTACCTGCCGAGCGAATGGAAGGGGACGGTACCGAAACAGGTCACCCAACGACGCGTCCAAGAGTTTTTGACAGAATCTCAGCAAAAGACTATTGACAGCTACTCTAAAAACGTGCAGCATGATGTCTACGATGCGATTGGCATCGGGAAGTTTCGAATCAAAGAGAGGACAAAATGGACGAAGCACAAATCAAAGAGCTAGCTGGCGTAGTCGACAAGAACAAGACCGCCGACCCTGAAGAGCTGAAAGCTGCCATCGGCAACAACGTCCGCGAGTACCGCAAGTACCATGGGGCAACCCAGTACGACCTTGCGGAGGCGACCGGCCTGACGCGCGTGACCATCAACAACGTGGAGAATGGTAAGAACCTGTCCGTCCACACGCTGTATGTTATCGCCCGCTCACTGGGTGTGACACCGAACGACCTTTTCCCCGACTACGAGGACATGGAGGCCGCGAAATGATTGAGCACGTGAAAGACCAAAACGTGGAATTCATGTATGCGCGAGACGGTAGTCTTTGGTATAAGACAACCAAATCTGACCTCCTGTTCCCCGTACCCTTTGAAGATGTTGGGTCGGCCCAGTTTGGTCGCATCGAAAAAGCAACGTTACTCATGCGCTGGATTCGAATCTGGCTGCAGGACATGGAGGCCGCGAAATGAAACCTCAACTGTTTTACGGGCGCTGCCCGCACAATACTCGCGAGCGCGAGCGCTCGGTCGAACGCGGGCACGTCGTCTATTCGTCACCGAAGTGCAACACGCTGAATGCCACAACGGGGTTCTCAGTGAATCCAAAGAGTGGTAAGGCGCATTTCCAATGCAAAGAGTGTGCCAAAAGTTTCGTAGCCTACCCGACAACGGAGAAAAAATGAAGAAAGTTATCCTACTAGTCGGCCTGCCTGACAGCGGCAAAATGACGGTCGCGGGCTACTTGGAGACGTTCGGATGGGATACTGTCCGCTTCTCCGAGCCTGCTGAACGTGCGATGCAGGCACTTGGCGGACCATCGGACCATGCGGGCGAGTTGATTGCCCACTGCTACGAGATGGGCGAATTCTACGACAAAGCTTTCGTGCGCGAGGTCAAAGGTTCGATATCGGACAAAGTTGTCATACCTGACATCGAGGACCAAGGGACGCACGAGATGGTGACCGGCATCTGCATGCTGGAAGGTTTCTACATTGTGACCATCGGGGTGCGTCGAGAGTGGGCGGAATTCAAAAATCGTAAAGACGCTGAAGCGGTCGAGTTTGCCAAGAAAGTCAAGCGGATGCCCGCCAACAACCTAATTCAAAACAACGAAGATTTCAAAGAGCTACTGGAGGATTTCCAGCGAGTTCAGGAAGTATTAGAACTATGAGCAACGCAAACTATGTATCAGCAGGAGCTTCACGAGTCGACATTCACTGCCAAGAAAACCTCGAAGAGAGGCTAGACATGGCCTTTGAGCATTACTTCGATGGGTGTATCATGACTGTCAAACACTATTTCACGGACGAAAGGTACAAATACTGCTCCGTCCTACAAGGGCATTACACGTCCTTTGAAGAGATGGTTCACAACTTCAAAGCCCCTGAAAACTGTTACGAATCATCCATCTTCTTTCAACGCGTGGTGCAAAAATGACCAACCTACCAGAAAACATGCGACGTATCGCATTCGACATTGAGACGTACTCGACGCAGCCGAACGCGGTTGTTCTGTCCATTGGGCTGGTCTGGTTTGACTTGATGCAGCGGCAGACGGCGCGGCAGTTGAAGAAGCAGTCGTTGAACCTGCCATTGAAGTACCAAGAGCAGAACGACCGACACCTACAATCCAACACTATCGAGTGGTGGGATAACCAACACCCAGCCGCCGTTTCTGCGTGGCAGGATGCCTGCTACCCCTACACGACCCGCGAGGCTAAAAACCGCATCGATGGGTGGATAGAGGCGAACAAACTGAGAGACGCGAACTGGTTCTGCCGTGGACCACACTTCGATGCAACCATTTTGATGGACTTGTTTGGTGAGCGGGGACCCATCAAGTTCTGGAAGGTCCGCGACACTCGCACGCTGCTGGATGCCTTCCTGCCGGATTGGCGGGCCGTTGAAGAGGAAATCTTCAACACCGAACCGCTGACCAAGCACATCGCGCAACACGATGCAATTGCGGAGGCAATGATGCAGCAGCGGTCGAAAGAGAAGTTGTTGACGATGGAGGCTCCGGCACTGGCACACCAAGCACTGGTACATGGCGGGGACGCTACCAAACAGCTTATCGAGGTGATGGCATGGTGACGTTTCTGACATATTTTGCAATCTCGCTCGCGCTGATTATGGTTGGGTATGGCTGGGGGTGCTACAATATCGCGAAGGAAGTCGAGCCGTACATGCACATCTTGGAGGCGTACGAGCAGCCAAAAGCCTATTTGAAGTGGGAAGGGAAAACCTTCCCTGTACTGAAGGTAAAGGATTCCAATGACTTGAAGCTTGTATATTTCGAGGTCGTGCCCGGAATTGAAAACCATCTTAATCTCAGCCGTAGAGATCTCCACAAACATCTGATATCTCCCGAAGAACACTACGACAGGTTGTTGGAGCATAGAGCATGATTTCAGAAGAGCAATTCATACTCGGCATCGTACTTGGGCTTCAACTATATTTGGTGGGGAGGTTCATATGGTGGAGGTAAGTGACTGGTGGATATTCTTGGCCAAGGATGGTCGGTACGTAGCCGTAGAGGCCAACAACGCAGATGAAGCACTTGCAGGTCTTCGACAATTCCGTATAATCAATGCGGAGTATGTGCGGACGCAATCATCAATGCCCACTGGGTGTGACCTATTCATAAAGAAGCCATGACTATCGAAACCCTTGAAACTATCTTTTACTGGACCATCACTGGCTTTTGGGTGCTGGTAGGACACGCAATCTGTGGGTACTTTTACCTGCTAGGTCGGCGACACGAGAGGCACAAATGACTATCGACATTTCGACATTAGTATCGACATTTCGACATTAGGTTAGGTCGATGGCACGAGCAAAGTGAGAGGCATAAATGAGTCCACCGGCAAAAGTACCCCAACCAGAAATATGGATAATCGATTCTAACGGACAGAAGTGGCAAGTCGAAAACTACTATACAATCGAAGCCGACGACATCGAAGCGATACTGAAGCCGGATTACGAGATGTCACCTGCACTCAAATATCTCAGCGGTCTTGCATCCGGGACCTTACAACTTACTATGGAAGACGAATGACACCTGAAGAACAACTGGCGTGGAACAACGTCAAGAATTTCGAAGACATGTGGCTTGAACCCATCTTCGACGAGTACAAAGACCAAATCGTCTCGACGCACCGCATCACCCAAATCATCAACGAGTGCGGGTGGCAGTTCTGGATGGACGAGCATACCGAGGGTGTCTACAAAGAGCGCTCAGTTAAAGGCGTGACCACTGAGTGGTGCGGCTTCTCCGCAGCGTGGGCAATGCTGCAAGGTGGTTGGATATTCGATGGGATGAATGAAGGTCATGTGTACCTCGCACTAAACCCCGCCATCGCCAAGTATGTGATGCCCTCGACGGAGCGACTGGCATCTGAGGCTAAGTGGGAGCAAGCATCGGAAAAATCGTGGGAAGCTGGCAACGGAGCATTCGACCCGTTTGAAGAAATTCACCACTCCCGCCGGATGCTTCCCGGTGACATTGTTGTTGTTGGCGACCGCAAATTGTATGGTGACCACATTACCATGTGCGTCGGACTTGTAGGTAAGTACCCAAATGATAACTGGATTTCCATCGAAGGAAATGCGCATGGTCAGTTGGGGAACAATGAGTACGGCGAAGGTGTTGTACGAAGGACTAGGACCTTTGGTAAGGTTACTAAAATCTACCGCCCCAAACTTGAACATTTCGTCAAGATAATCTAACCTAGGGCGGTGAATATGTCACTGAAATCAATCAAAGAACTCTTCGATGAGAAAGCCGAGGTGGTTGGCTGGCTAACGCTGGCATCTGCTTTCGGCCTCTTTCTTTCCGGCCACTTGGAATCCACGGCCTTTCTCGCCATGTGGGGTACGGGTGTTGCAACCTTCCTAGGCGTTGAATTCGTACGCAAAGGGGCGAAGTAATGGCCGACAGTACCGCGTTGAAATTCCTAACCGACCACGCGTTCAAAATCGTGGCGTTGGTTACTACGCTGCTCGTGACAGTCACCGGAGGCATTGCAACAGCCTTCATTCTCGGTGCAGCGGCATGGGCGTGGTCGATGAACGACGACAACGTTCAAATCAAGGTCAACATGTCCAGCATGGCGGAAGACCTAAAAGAGGTCCGCGTTGCACTTGACGAATTGAATTCGATCGAAAAACGTGTTACGCATATTGAGACGACCCGATTTTCGGACAAGGATGCAGAACACATCAGCCGCCAACTAAACAGCCAAGAGCAGCGCATTCGTGAATTGGAGTTCATCCTAAAGAAGGTAGAGTAATGAGCAGAAGGGAGAAGGATTATGCAGAAGCAATCGACTGGTTATTCAAATGGGGAGGCTTCGAAAAAGAATCTATCAGAAGTGCAGCCGAACGAATCTCAGAAAGGTTCGACATTTCACCCGGTGCTGCGTTTCATCTCGTCCGCGATTTTCGTAACGGCAGCCTCTTTGATGGCGGTGGCGAAAGCGCTGGAAGCGGAGCGGGACGAGAGGAGAGCACTGAAGATGATGACGGAGATTATCAACCGGACGAACCAGAACTAATCCCCATCCATACCCCGTCGCCGCACAACGCCTACTACCGCCCCGACGACGACCAGTATGTCTTTTCGTTTGCGCTGACGCGGTCCCGCAAACACAAAACATCCGTCCACACCTTCGACATGCCCGCCGAGCAGGTGCAGTACGCTATCGAGCAGTACGTGTACGCCGGCCGAGGGCAAACACAGAAGCAGGTGTGCCGCCTTTTGTTTGCGACCTACGGGCGCGAGATGACCGCGGATTACTTCAAGTACTTCCTAGCGGCACTCGGCATCGACAAAAACTCGACGCCCATTGCACCGCATCGCTTTGAGGAGGAGTCGACCGAAGAGTTGGCGCACTCGTGGCGCGAGAAAGAAGAGGCGCTGGTCGAAATTGCCAAGCGCAACGGCGACGCCGACTATTGGAAGAAGCGGGCGATGGAGCTAAAGAGTAAGCTGGTCGACATCAAGATGTTCATGGAGCACCTGCCGCCGGTCAACATCACCATCAACCACGACCTCGACCCGCCCGAACAAAAGAACTACAACCGATGCCCGCTGCAACCCCTCTTCATGTTCAGCGATTGGCACATTGGCGCAAACGTCGCGGTCGAAGAGGCGGTCGATTCAATTATCGGTCAACTCAAAAGTGAACTAAGTCTGTTCAATTTCCGCTGCGCGGGTCGCCCACAAATTATCCTCGCGGGTGATATGCTTGACGGCGTGATGGGCAACATGCACCCGGAGCAGGGACGTTGGCAGAACCGGCGAGGGGCTGAGCAGGTTGTAGCTTACAAAGCGTGGATGACCCACGCCATCCGAACCATCGCGAACTACTTCGATGAGATGGTCGACGTACACTCCGTACACGGCAACCACGACCGCGTCGGTGCGCATCGCTCGGAAGACCCTAGCCGGGTGCTCCATGAGATTTGCTGCGAGTGGATTCAGGACGTCAACAAGGATGTCTGCCAGTTCCACATACCGTACACGGGCAATGCAATCCACACATCCGAACTAGCCTACGGCACGGAGTTGATTCTTTACCATGGCGACAACCAACCAAAAGATTGGCGGCGAACTTTGCTCGCGAATATGGACCGCTCCAAAGAGCATCATTTGCTTGTATCGGGTCACTTACACTCCCCCGAAGTCCGCATCGCTGAGGACCTCAACGTTATGGTCTATCGTGTTGGCTCCCCGAAAGCGGGGTCTGATGTTTACGCTAAAGAGGTTATCGGTGCCGGGTGCCGCCCGTCGCAACAGATACTCTTTGTCGGTCCACGAGGTCCGAAAATTGCAGGACAGGTGCTAGCATGATGGATCCAGATAGATACAACGAACTTCTTGAAAACTGGGAAAACCTGACCGACGAAGAGTACGAAGAGTTACGCGCTGAGTTCAATAGGCGGGAGCAAGAGCGGGCGAACCATCCCGACCAATACGTCACTCTTGTCCACCACGTAAGCGTCCCAGTAAGGGTCGAACATGCAGCAATCATCACGGGCGTAGATTGGAATTCAGATGAATAACTTCGCAGACCGGTGCGCCGAATACTACGACTACCTGATGCAGACGCTGACGAGCATTTCGTCTACGCTATCGCTGCAAGACAAGGAAGACCTGATTCAGGATACCTACGTCAAGGCGCTGTCCAATCAAGAGAAGTTCAAAGAAGGCACCAACCTGCGAGCATGGCTTGCTACAATCGCCGTGAACACCGCCATGAACCAGTTCAGACAGCAGAAGTATCAGCGTGAGGTGCTGCGTAGCTCGACGCTGGTGGAGCAGACTCGCGTGATTTCTGAGTACACCTACGACGCCCAAGGGCGTATGGACAGAATCGAGTTCGCGGGCCTTTCGGAGACGATTCAGGAGCTACTCCGCGAGTTGACCCCGAACGGTACCGACCTGCTTTACCAGTACCATGGCGAAGAGATGTCCTACACTGAGATAGTCGAGGCGGAAGGCCTACCGATTGGTACCGTTGCATCGACGCTGTATAGGTCGCGCAAGTACGTCAAAAGGGCAGAAGGTCCGCTGAAGCGCATCATCGAAGATTTTGGAATCGAGGATAAAGATGCCGAAGGGTAAAGTCGACAGAAAAGCAACTGCAGAAGAGATTCGACAGGACCTCCGCGACCTATTGAACACCCCAGAACTGCAAGAGCCTACAATGCTCATCTCCTTCGAGGACGAGATTACTGAGGTTACTCCAGAACAGTGGCTCTACCTGATGCAACGAAAGTTAGCGGGCAAACGCGAAAAATGAGCCGACTACAATTGCTGTTGTCACTACAGTACCAACACCAAACCCGACAAGGGCCGCGGTCCAATCAAAGGAAGGCTCGGGAGGCACCACCACTTCTCGGAGTACCTGTTGGTTCTCTTGTACGACTTGTAGTCCCGTCAAAATCTCAGCGAGCACCGGCTCGTAAGATTCGAGTAACTGGCCCAATTCCGCTAGGCGCACAGTTTCTCCGAATAATTCCTTCGGAACGAGGTACCCTGTAATGGGCGCGACATCCCCCTTGCACACCCAGAACTGGGTTTGGTCGCTTACGCACTCAGCGCTTGCCGGTACGCTTAAGAAAGTCGACCACGTTAGTGTCAGGCTCATCAGGATTCGAAGAATCTTTCGCCGCTTCATGTTTCGCATCAATCGCTCGCTTCTTGTCAACCAAGTCATTCAATTTCTTGACGGTGCTGCGCACCTGCTTCTCGTTCTGTGTCAGCGTCGCTTCGACCATGGTCGCTGCCCGGTCGTCGTTACGCTTCCGAAGTAATACCGCAGAACCAGCAGCAACACCCGCCAGTGCAGCGAGCACCAGCGTCCAGACGTCACCTAAGGTCTTGCGGTAGTAGAAAACTACGGCAAGAGCCAGCCCCATCAGAATCAGAATAAATACATCTGTCGCGTCCATTAAAATCCCTTCTCGGCATCTTCTATGATTGGATGATGCACCACCTTATTATGTCCAAGCTGGTACAGTAAAATGTGACCTACTTCGTGGTACGTGGTTAGAATCCGCTCATGCCTACTTCTATTCTGTGAGATGAAGGTATGGTAGGTTTTCGGTACCGTGGAATTATCGGGCGAGATGCAGCCGATGGCGTTCCAGACGAACCCACATTGGAATGTGTCTCGCATTGGATACACCTTGATTTGCACCTTCGATAGCGTTTGGACGACTTCTGTTTCTGTCATACCTAGGTAATCTGCCCACTTCTTACAGGACCGGCCAA